TACAACTAAGGGTCATTGTACCTGTCAGCTGGGCAGCTCCCACTTCACCGTCCATCAAGGTACGCGCGCGTCGTGGAGAAAACAAGTCCGCCAGCTGGCTTGTACTCAGAAGAGCTTTCTGTCCATACTTGTTTCAACGGTTCGAACAACGAAGAGAAGCGAGAAGCAGATGACCATCATGAAGCTCACGAAGACAGACGATCTCTACACTGCGCGCTGCGGCGTCTGGTACTGCGGCAACAAGACGCAGATCGCAGAAGCTGTGAAGTTCGCAGAGTCGCTGCCGTTCCCGAAGATGTGCCGCGTCGGTCTGACGATCGACGCTGACATCGCAGGCCGCAAGTACATGTACCTCGGCATCAACGTGAAGCTCTCAGCAGACGCCGCCAACGGCGGCGCGAATGAAGCTGGCATGAAGCGCATCGCAGCATTCGAAAAAGCAGCTGCGAAGCTCGGCGTCGAGCTGATCGAAGACTAGCCCTCTGGGCGGCTTGCAAATAGCCGCCCAGCCTGTCCATAATGTTTTAGCGCTTCGAACAAGCGAAGCGCACCGCCAGAGAAGAGAAGACAATGACTGATCAGCTGAACCTCAACATCACCCGCAACGACGCATTTCACCAGCTCGGCAAAGACGTCAGCAGTGCACGCAACGCACTCGAAGCAATGCAGATCGCAGGGCTCGCAGGCTGGGACGTTCGCAAGCACCCGCTGCAGACGACGCCCATCATGGGAGCTGACGGCGAGATGCTGCAGCTCGAAGTCGCTGACAAGTTCGCTTCAATCCGCACCAACCCTGAAACGCTCAACCCTGAAGCGCTCGGCGTCGTCGGGAACACCTACACGCCGATCCAGAACGAAGCGCACGCTGATCTGCTCGACATGATCGTCGACCAGAGCGGCGCACACTGGGAAACTGCAGCTCAGATGCGCGGCGGTCGCGACGTCTTCATGTGCATGAAGCTCAACGATCAGATGATGATCGGTGACATCGACCCCGTCGACAAGTACCTCGCAGCGTTCAACTCCCACGACGGCAGCAGCTCGTTCAAGTTGGCAGTCACCAACACGCGAGTCTTCTGCGCGAACCAGCAGCACGCAGTCATGGCAGGCGCGCTGAGCAAATTCAGTGTTCGTCACACAGCACGCAGCGGCGGCATTCTTGCTGAAGCTCGCGAAGCTCTGAAGCTGACGTTCAAGTATAACCACGAGTTCGAAGCAGCTGCAGAGAAGATGATTCAGCAGAGCATGACTGACGCTGCTTTCGACGAGCTGATCAAGGGCATGTGGGACGTCAGCGAAGACGCAAAGCCTGCAGTGAAGACGCGCGACGCTAAGCGCGCTGACACGCTGCACTTCCTGTTCGCTGACGCGTCGACGAACGAAAACATTCGCGGCACAGCATGGGCCGCTTACCAGTCGATCACTGAGTACGTCGACCACTACGCGCCGACGAACCTTGGCGGCAACGCTTCGATCGAAGACGCTCGTGCGCTGCGCGTGCTGACTGGCAACACTGCAGCAGACGTCAAGAATCTCGCTTTCCAGAAGCTGCTTGCGACTGTCTAGCGATCAGAACGGGCGGGGCGTGCGAGAGTGCGCCCCGCTTTTTTTGTGCGCGGAGAAGCGCACACAGCGCTTGCTGTCAAACAAGTACAGACGCGAAAACGCGTTTTCACTTGTGCGACACACTGAGCCAGCTGCGCGGCTTGCAAACGAGCCGCGCAGCTGTCCATAATGTTCTAACAGTTCAAACAAGCAACGCAGGAGAGATGACAATGAACAAGCGCACCGAAGAGCGAGTCAACAAGGCATTCCGCAAGACGCAGCACAATCGCAGCTTCGCCTACAGCTTCAGCGTACTCAGCGAAGGCGCAGGCGACATCGGCATCCGCATCATGCAGAACGATGAAGACCTCACGACGGCGCTGATCGGCCACGACTTCACGATCGACGCGATCGTCAACACGCTCAGCGAAGCGATCACCGAAGCGACAGCAAAGCGCGACGCAGAGCTCGAAGCTGCAGAGCTCGCACGCATCAGCGAGCCTGCGACTCCCGCTGAGCTGCGTCACTTCAAGACGATCGTCGACTACTGCACGTATCTTGCGCGCCGCTACCAGATGACCGTCAAAGAGACGCAGGATCAGCTCGCAGCGCAGCGCACGCTGAGCGTCAGCCAGCTCGACACGCTCACGCAAGAGACAGGCCGCTACGAAGCAGGCATGCGCGTCTGGTCGATCGCTAAGCGCAACGAGACGATCAAAAAGAGCCTGCGTGACATCGCTGATCTCGTCGATCGCGAGACTGGCTTTTTCAACCCGAACAACAGCAGCAGCAACGCAGCTAACGTACTCAACGCTTTCAGCACTGCCGCTTATATCGAGTTCGGCCAGATGACGCGCGGAAGTAGCCGCTTCTGATCCTGATATAGTTCTAACTGTTACAACAAGAGAGGGCGACGCTGGGTCGCCCTCTCACGACACGAAAGAGATCACCGCCAATGACTGCCACCCTCACAGAAGACAAGGTCCAGCCAGTGACGAAAAGCATCGCAACAGCCAAAGTCAGCGACTGGCTCACAGCTCTAGCGATCGCACGTCTGCCACTCAGCCGCAAGGCTCCCGTCCCGATCCTCGACTGCGTCAAGATCGTCGGCGCGCAAGGCATCATCACGCTCACGACAGACAACTACGAGAGCCGCATCGACGTCGTCGTCAAGGACAGCGTCTCTGAAGACTTCGAAGTGCTGCTGCCACTGCTGCACCTGCTCGACGTCATTCGAGCCTGCAGCGACGACAAGGGCGCACTGATGACGCTCGAAGTACTCGACTTCCTCGACAAGCGCATCGCGATCATCGAGACGGGCGGCTTCCGCATGCCGATCATCGCGCACTTCTCAAACGACGAGTACCCGCGCAGCGAGACAGTCACCGGGCCTGCGTCATTCAGCATCGCAGCTGACGCGCTGAAGACCGGCGTCAAGCGCGCAGCAGTCGCAGCATCGAAAGACGACACGTTGCCGATCCTGACCGCGATCAACTTCTACGCCGACAAAGCTGCAGGCAAACTGCGCATGACGTCGACAGACCGCTACCGGCTCAGCTTCGTGAACGAAGACGCGAACATCATGCACGACGCGCAGTTCCTGATCAACTGCGAGCTGCTGATGAAGCTCGCGCCGAAGATCAAGCAGAAGGAACCCGTCAGCGTCGTCGTCAGGCACGCCGACCCGCTCGTCGCAGAGCAGACGCGTCGCGCGCACACCTATTACAGCGACTCGACGCGCGTCAAGATGATCTTCGAAGACTTCACGCTGCACACGAACGGCGTGAACGGCGATTATCCGAAGGTGCGCGAGCTGCTGAGCCCGGCCTACGACAAGCAGTTCACTGTGAGCAAGACGCAGCTGATCCGCAGCGCTGTCGTCGCTGAGCGTCTGAGCGCACGGCACACGCCCTGCACGTTCGAGCTGCTGGGCAACAAGATGCGGCTGAAGCCGAACCGCGATCACCTTGACGAGATCAGCAAGGGGCTCGTGAGCGTGCCTGACGTCGCGATGACGCCGAACGCTCACGCGCCGTTGGAAGTGTGCGTCAACCCTGCGTACCTGCTGCCTGCGCTGCGTGCGTTCACTGGCGATGCGATCACTTTCAGCTTCGTCGAGAACCTTGCGAAGCCGTTCTTGATCAGCAGCGACGAGAACCACGCAGACGCGCAGTTCAACTATCTGATGATGCCAATCAGAATGCCCAGCTAGTCCCGACAATTAGGTAAGATGTTCAAATGGCTACTACAACCAAACTCTTGGATTACAAGGCACTCGCTGAGAAGCTAGGCGTCACAGTCGGCACAGTGCGCACGTACAACGAGCGCGCACGATCGCACCGTGAGCGCGCAGCCGAGACTGGCGACAACTCGCACATTCTGCAGGGTGATCTGCCCGAGCCTGACGGACGATTCGGCCAGTCGCCGTACTGGAACGAGAAGACGATCGACAAATGGATCAAAGATCGACCGGGGCAGGATCACAGCAACCGACGCGACACAGCGAGCAAGAAAACTCTCGCGCGTCGTGCAGAAGCTCGCGAGTACCTGAAGAATCAGAGCGGGAGCTGATCGCAGTTAGCGCGGTGCTCGAAACACAGTAGCCCAGACAAACAAAAGAGCCGCAGCTCGTGAAAGCTGCGGCTCTTTTGCGTTGTTCAAGGATTGGCCCCTCGAATGTGTCTATTCAGTTATGAGTCATGCGAGCGGTTCCGAGGAATTGAACCTCGCCCTCTGACACGGAATGTCAGCGAGTCACGTTGACTCTTGAACCGCACGAGCCGGATAAGGCTGCATCAGTGACTTTAGTCGACGTCGCGTCTGCTTGTCCAGCGGCATGATGTAACGATGCTTGCCGGGCACTTTGACTTTGCGCGCTCGCGGGTCGACGTGCTCGTGTATCCACGGCAGAGTCTGCTTCCAGCCCTTCGCGTGCACGCTGCGCATGTGCATCTGCTGGCCCTTGATGACGAACTCAGTCGAGCCCTTGTTTGCGCCTGTGTATATCCAGTTTCCGGCCTGATAGATGCCGCCGTGGTGGCCCTGCACCGGGTCCGCGAAACTGATGATCAGACGCAAGCCGGGATTGGTCTGCTTCAGGTGCTTGATCGCGTACGCGACGATCTGACTGACGGGCGCGTCGTGCTTGTTGAGAGCGACGCGCGTGAGCTCGCACGACTCAGTCTGCGAGAAGCCAAACTGAGCGCCGAGCTTCGCTGTAGCGCCGCGTGAGAAGACGACGATGCCGATGAACTTGTCATGTTCCCAGACGCCGATCTTGATCAGCTTGCCAGCTGGCAGACAACGGGAATAGTGCCAGTGCTCGACTGCATACAGCGCAGCCTTCTGTGTAGCGATGCCGAAGCGCAGCGTCATGGCGTCTCACTCTCGTCGACTGGCTCAGCTGGCGGGTTCATCAGAAGATCGCGAGCTTCAGCGAAGCTGTCGATCTCGCGCACCTTCTGAGCCATGAGCTGCGTCGTCGCATCAGCTTCAGCTTGCGCCTTGTCGCGCTTCTTCGTGAGCTGCGTCAGCTCGTCCTGCGCCTTCGTGATCTCGTTGCCGATGATCCAGACAGCTCCTGCGTAGTCAGCCATTATGCGAGCTCGCTTCTCGTGGTGGGTTCGAACGTGTGCCCACAGTTGGGGCAGTCAGTCACATTCTTGCGGTCGAGTCGCACGTCGTCGTCTTCGTCTTCGTCGAAGTCAGGCGTCGTCTCTTCGAGCTCAGCGATGATCTGCGCGATCTCGTCGCCGTCCCAGCCGCTGCCGTCGATGTCGTCGCCCATCTCTTCGAAGAGCACAGCGAGCGCTTCGTTGTCGTACTCAGCATCGTCGCTGGACTTGTTGTCGACAAGAGCGATCTTGCGAGCGCGCACGTCATCGACATCGACATAGCTGACTGGCACTGTCGTGAGCCCGACTTGCTTCGCGGCCTTGAATCGGTGATTGCCGACAATGATGTAGCCCGTCGAGCGCTGCACGATGACGGCCTGATACATGCCGTTTATCTCGATGCTGTGCGCGATCTTGTCGACGTCGCCCTTGCGCGCGTTGCCGGGGTAGAGCTTCAGTTTCTTGACGTCGACGTACTCGATCGTCAGCTCGTGCTGCGGGACGGGCTTCAGTGAGCTGCGCTTGCTCAGCTGGTCTGCGTTTAATATCTCGGTCACTTGTCGGCCTTTCGCTTGCGCTTGATCTTGATCGTTTCGGGGACTGCTGCGACGAGCATCTGAGCGCGTCGCTGCTGCGTGCTGCGTCGCGTGTGTCGCTCAGCTGTGGACTCGCCAATCTCTGCGGGGTCCGTGAGCTGTGCAAGGTGCGACGGGTGCCCGTTCGCTGAGAGTGTCGGCAGGCCGCGCGCGTTCGGTCGATCGTGCGGGTCGTACTCGCAGGCTGGCGCGTTGATCAGCTTCGCGTCGACGTCGACGATGATGACCTCAGTCAGGCGCGCTGCGAGCTCTTCAGCAGTGTGCGACTTTTCCACAACCTTTTGCACAGCTGTGGGAATTCTGATGCCGTAGTCGAGAATGCCAGCTTCAGTGAGCGCTTTGACGGTGTTGCGCAGCGGAGTCAGTCTGTCGTCGCTGCGCGTGAGCTTCAGATCAATATCGCGCGCTTCTGCTTCGAGTGCGATCGCGACTGCGTGCGCGACGACTTCAGGCTCGTGCAGAGCGAGAGCTGCGGGGCCGAGCCTTACGACGCCAGCTCCGCGACAGACGGGACACTTTGGATCGACTAGCTGGGCGTGTCGTTTCGTGCAGGCGGGGCAGCAGCGCATCAGTCGCTTTCGTTCGGCTGGCTTGTTTACACAGATAAAACTACCATGACACGCCAGAAGACGCCCTGAGCGTCTGCCCAGAGCGTCTTGCTGGTCTAGTTCATTTAGATGTCAATAGCGTGCTGGAACCACCAGCGAGGGCCGTCGTCAAGGTAATCCAGTAGATGTATGCGTCGACGATGCACGACGCGCAGCCACACCCACCCGCGATCGACTGTCCAGATGGGGCGCCACGCGAAGACGCGCCACCATCCGGTGATCGGCCTGCCGAACTTCGGCAAGTAGCGTTCTTCTGCAGACCAGACAGTGCGCTTGCTCATGGTTTTCCTCCCTTGTGCAGCAGCGGCCTGCTGTCTCTGAACCACATGAAGCCTTTCAGTGATGCTGCGAGCACGATGTTGTGCGCTGAGTGCTGACGTCGCGTGAAGTGTCGCAGCGGGTGCCCTTTCGGTCGCTTTCGACGACACGCGGGGACGCGGCAGTCTTTCATCTTGCTCATGCGCGCGGGGGCCATGTCCAGCAGCCGCTGGCGTACTCGCTACTGAACGGACGATAGCCGTCAGCTGGCAGCGGGTCTTCGCGCCCGTCCCAGAACACTTCGAGCTTCACGCGCGAGCCGCCTGACTCGTCGATCGGGCCGATGCCCTTGATGATCGCTGGCAGCACTTTGTTCGTCGAGCCCTGATAGTAGTGAACGATGCGCCCGATGCCCGGCACGTTCACTGGCTTCGGCTTCTCTGCTGGCTTGACGAATGGCACGCCCTCGTTATTTGCTGCGCGATCTGCGTCATGCTCACTGTAGAACGTCGTCTGACGCAGCGTCGTGCTCGTCATTGCGAGCTCGATCGTCTTGCCGAGCGCCTTGCCTGCGTCGCGTGTCGTGAGCGTCTTCTGCCAGCGGCCCTGCTCGTCGAGCTCTTCGATCTCATACCAAGTTGTCATTCTGTCTACTGCTCCTTTGTTGATGCGGCACGCGCCGCGAATTGCTCGAACGTCTCGCCGTCATGCGGGAAGTCCCCACCTTCGCCGACGACGACCTTCAGGTGCTTCGTGCCATATTCGGCCAGCGTTTCCGGCGTGTGATACTGCAGAGCAAGCGCTTCGAGCAGCTGCTCCATCGACGAGCTGACGGTGCTTGCCGGGACGTACTCGACGCCGTCGATTGTCACTCTCATTCTGTCTCCTGCTTGTCGTCTCGTGAGGTTGAAAGGTGTTTGAGATGCCCGGTCCATGTGATCTGCGCACGCACTGGCGCGTCGTCTGGGAACCCCATTGCGTCGAGCGCTGCGACTGCTGCACGCAGCTCTGCGACTGTGAAGTGCTTCTGTCCGACGTTCGGCGCTTGTCTGAACTCGCGCAGTGCCAGCATCTCTTCTGGCGACTCGACGCAGACCCAGTGACGCTTCTCGTGATCGTCGAAGATCGGCTGACGCACGTAGACGTCGATCGTGCCGTTCGGCTCGTCGACTGCTGCGATCTGCGGCGGCAGTGACTCGTCATAGAGCCGCGTCTGCCCGTCGAGATGTCCGCCTATGAAGTATTCGAGCAGCTGCGTCACTCTTTGGGCTCCTGACGCACGCTGACCATCTGCTGAGTCGTGAGCCCGAGCCAGTCAGTGATGCGACGCAGCAGCCCGACACGCTTCGGCTGCACGATCGCGATATGGCCGCACGAGCTAGCCGCGTCAGAGTCCCAGACGATGATGTCGCCCGGCTGATTGAGCTCGTCGAGATTCACGCGCTCGATGCCCTTAGCGCAGTCGACGTGGAACGAGCACGACATCACCGGCCCACGCTTCAGATGCTTCGCAACCCACTTGTCATACTCTTCGACGCACTCTTCGCCAGCCGTCTTGCTCTCGCCTGTAGTCATGAACTCGCCCAGCACGGCGCGCTTCTCGCCCGGCGTGTCTTTGAGCAGCTGCTCACGCAGCGGTGACGGCTCGTCACTGTCGGGCGTCCAGAGCCTGTCGACGCTGTACGGCTCGTGCAGCACGTTCGCCTTGTTGATGGGGCCGACGTACTTATACCTGAGCACGCCGACGATGCTCTCGCGCCTGAATTGCATCACGCGCGGGTCGCCGGGCGTCTGCGAGAAGACGCGAATCATGATGCTGTCGCCGCCGAAGTAGACGCCTGTCGTGCCGAAGTCGCTCGTGTCGAAGCCATGCAGCACGACGATGTCGCCATACCGAGCGCTGTCAGGGTCAACAGCGTCGAACCATATGCGCAGGCCGGGCGCGATCATCAAGTCGCGTGCGTGCTGCGTCGGGCCTGCCCACTTGACGCCTGTCAGCTCGCGCACGTAGTAGATGATCAGGTCGACTGATTGCGGCCCGTATTGGCCGGTGATGTCGACGGGGCGCGTGAGATCGCCGAGCATGCTGTTTACAGTCTGCGTGACATATCCGTTGGTGGTCATTACTTGCTGCCTTTCAGCTGCAGGGCTAGGTGTGGTTCGATCGCAGGGTGTCGACGCTGCACATGCTCGACAGCGTCTTGATAGCTCGCGTCAGGGTCTTCTGTGCTGACTTCGAGCTCGTACGGGCATTCGGTGCATTCGATCACTGTTTCGGCTCCCAGTCTGTGACGAGACGCTGCATCACGAACGCGAGCGGCCAAGGCTTGCCGCCCTTTGCGATCTGTGACTCTCGGACGTTGTTGTGGTGCTGCACGTTCTCCTGAGCGAACTGCAGACTGTTGCGATTCTCTTCGTCGACTTCTGGCGCGTCCCAGCCGTCAGCCATTGCCGCGTACTCGATGCGTGCTGATGCGTTGATGCCGAGCATGACGCGCATGAAGTGTGCTGCTTCGACGAGCGCGAGCAGATCGTCAGTCAGCAGCTCTTCGTGGTTCACCTTGTAGATAACTTCAGAGTCGATCGCTGTCAGCTTCGTGCGCTCCTGCAGGAAAGCTGCGACGCGTTCTGCTGCTGCTTCGAGACGGCTCATTCTGTAATCCCTTCACTTCGTGTTGTGAGCCCTTGCAGGATCACGTTTGCAATGTCGACGTCGCGGACGTCTTCTGTGTGCAGCACGTCTGGCAGTGTGTCGATGATGCCGTTGACGATCTCGCGGCACTTCTCACCGGTCTGCAGTCTGACGAGCTCGCGCAGCGCTGTCTTGTGATTGAACTCAGCCACGGCGCTGCCCTGCGATCAGCTTCGCGATGTCTTCGAGGTCGAGCGCTTCCATGACCATTGTGCGCAGCGCTTGTCCGTCAGCTGACTCAGCCCAGCCCTCCTGCTTCGCGAGCTTCAGAGCTTCGATGTTATTGCGGGTGCGCAGCTCATATGCGATCGCGAGGTTCGACTCTGCGATGCGGTTGAGTGCGCCGAATTGCATCGTTTCGTCGGTGAGCCCCTGCTCTGCGACGTACCGTTCGTTTGCTGTCTCTTCACTGATCAGCTGCGCGGCTGCGATAGTCGCGTCGCGCATGTGTGTGTTGGGCATTGCTTCTCCTTTGGGCGGTGCTTGTTCGAACAGTTAGAGCCTACGCTGTGAGCTTGTCGTACTCAAACCAGCGCTCAACTCGCGCGATTGTTACGAGACACTGAGCCCAGCCGCCATCTTTGTAGCGCTCACGACGCACGCGCACAGTCGGCATGCAGCGATTGCACGCAGGCAGCACGCCACGCGTCACGCAGCGCTCTCCGCAGTTGCTGCAGCGCGCATTCTTCGCAGTCATGACTACCAGCCCTTTTTTGCTGTGAAGCCGATCAGCGGCTTGTCACGGTTCGGGCCGGTGCGCGTCGACGTGATCGAGCCCTTGCGCGAGCCAGCAGGCCAGTCGATGCGCCACCAGCGCGCGTGCTTCGTCATGCGCATGTACGTGTTCGCGTGTGCAGCGACGCGCTGAGCGAGCTCTGACGGGACTGCGTCAGTCGTGAGCAGCGGCGGGATCGCAGCGATGTCTTGCTGCTCGAAGCTGATCGTGATCTTCACTTTGCGGACAGGCTGGGCGTCGGTCATAGTTCGTCGTCTTTCGTGTTCATGATTGCGTCGGTGTGGATGACGAGCAGCGTGCGGTTCTTGCGGTCTTGCTCTAGTTCGATCGTGACGAACGGCATCGGGTTGAGCCCGTACTGCGCGAGCACGTCGTCGTTGATCTCTTGCGCGAGCTCTGAGAGCTTGCCGTCATAGAACATCTGCAGCGCTTCGTCGATCGGCATTGCTTCGCTCTTGTGAGCGTGTGGGCCTGCGAGCTTCATCATCTCGCGCTTGATCGTGAGTCTCATGCGCGTGCAGCGACGTCGTCGGGCCACGATGCGAGCTTGCCTTGCGGCGGGATGACGACTGCGTGCTGCTTCTGCAGAGCCTGCAGCGCGTGCTGTGCGTCGTGCCAGAGATCGAGCCCACCGGGCGAAAGCGCTTCATGCCTGCCGCAAGGGCTGCAGATATAGACGGGCGCGTACCTGCTGCGGGCATTCATGGCTGGGCGTACGCGGTCGAGCTTGCTGATGCCGCAGCGTGGGCAGAAGATCGGCAGTCGATCAGTGTCGTCTTCGTCGACGATCTCAGCGTCGATGACGTCGTCGTCGGCTCGCTTGATCGCTTCGTCGAGACTCTTGATGTTGGCTTCTGAGAGCGCCCAGAATGCTTGACGTTCAAGCTCTGTCTGACGCACGAGCGTGCGCCCGTCGAGTCGCACCATGAGAAGTCCGCGACCGTCAGTGTGTGCTGTGAAGAGGATGATGCCGTCGAAGCCGACGACGACGTCGATGCTCAGAATGCCGTCGCTCTGCTTCATGCGCTTGCGGGTCATCTGCAGCTTGAATCGTGTGCTCTGTGCGCGGTCGACGATCTCGTTGTCGAGTGGCTGCTCTGCTGCTTCGATCGGCTCGTTGTAGCCCTGCTTGTGCAGGTGACGGTTGACGATGCCTTCAGCTTTGTCGGCGGGTCGCTGCGAGTAGTTTGACGTGCCGCGCATTGTCGAGCCGGGCGCGAAGAGCTTGACGCCTGCTTCGCTGCCGTCTTCGTTGTAGTCGACGTATGCGATGACTTGTCCCATGCTGTCGAAGTATTCGACAGTCTCGCCTTGACCGAGCGTGCTGTTTTCGATTCGGGCGTAACGCTTTGTTCCGTATTTCATGATCTCTCCTGCTGGCGGTTGACGCTCGACTTGTTCGAGCTGTTAGAACAATGATACAGGCGCGGCGGCTCATGACAAGCCGCCGCGCATCTGGCTCAGAACGTAAGACGCTCTTCGAGATCGAGCAGCCCAGCACTCGAAGCTACAGCACGCACAGAATCAGCAGCGCCCTGCAGCAGAATGTCGAACGGCGGCAGTCCGTCGCCCTCAAACTCGCCGCGCACGACGTACTGCATGCCGCGCTCGTCAGTGAACATATGCACGAGCTCGACACTGCTCGCGTCAGGTGCGACGTTCGTCTCGGCGTGAGCGACAAGCAGCTGCTCGCCCTGCGTCAGCAGCCTGCAGACGTCAGTGAACTTCTCAGCGACAGCGATGAAGTCGAGCATCTTCTGCTGTCGGTTCGCGTCAGCCTGACGTGCGCGTGCTTCTGCCGTCTGCTCTGCTCGCAGTGCTTCGTAAATGGCGGTCATTGTGTCTCCCCAGACTGGGGGACGGGCGACGTGCGCCGCCCGTCCGGTTGATTGATTAGATGATTTCTTTGAGCCAGCGGTACGTGTCGCTGTCGAGTGCGTCGCGCCTGATCTCTCGCACGTTGCGTCGCGTGCCGGGGTCGAGTTGTCCGACTGCGTCGCATGCTGGGCCTTCGATCAGCACGAGATGCGGCTCGCTGCCTTCGCGCTGCGTGATCGTGATGTTTTCGACTTTGAAGTAGCCGCCCGTGTAGGCGTGCAGCTTCGTCTTGTGGATCGGCCCGTCTTCGACTGTGAGCTCGCGGGTGATGATCGTCTCGACGGTGGTCTTCGTGTGCTTGATGTTCACAGCTCTGCTCCATCTGCGACGAGATCGCGAACATATTCGAGCTCGATCGGTAGGCGGCTGAGCATGTAGCCCTTGCTGATCGGGTGGCTGACGTGGTTGTCGATCGCGCCTGTGATGCGCACACTCTCAGGCTCGTCGCTGTCGCGCCAGCTCGTCTCGATCAGTGTCGGCGTGTATGTGGTGCCGTCGACGTAGTCGTCGCCAGCTGGGACGCTGTTCGCTTCTGCGATCTTGATCTTCAGGAAGTGACGGGTGACGCTACGCTGCTGCTGCTCGATGATCTTCATGACTCTCCTACTTACTCGCTGCTTCGATGCCGTCGAACGCTGTGAGCGTCGAGACGCCCGAGCGCAGAACGCTGAACTGCTTGTGTGCGCCGTTGCGCTCTTTGTCGCTGACGACGCGAGCGTTGACCCAGAACTTGTTGGCTCGCGTGTTCTGCACGCCGTAGCATGTGACGCTGCCGATCTTGTGTCCTTGCTTGCGCAGCAGTGCTGCGATCGCTTCGACAGCGTCGTCTCCTGCGAGCCTGTCGGGCTGGTTGTTGTAGGGCTCGATGACGTCGCCGCAGTCGCCACAGAACAGCTCTCCTGTTGCGAGGTCGACGCTTCGGACGTCGGGCGTGTGTGTGCAGTCGTTGCTTTGCATGATGCTCTTCTCTCTGGCGGTGTTGGGTGTGTGGGTTACTTGACGACGAGCTTCAGCACGACGCGGATCGCTTCAGCGTTCGGCGCTTCGAACTTCTCGATCAGCCATGGCTTGCTGTTGCCGATGACGTCGTCTTGCTCTCGTGCGATTGCTGCTGATGCCATGCGTCGGATGGACTGGCGGTCGATCGTGAGCAGTACGCCTTCGCCGCCTTTGAAGTGGACGATCGCGCGTTTTTCTTCGAGCTTGCTGACTTTGATGTTGATGTCGAGTGCCATGTTCTCTCCTGCGTCTGGCTCAGCTCGCTTGTTCGAACTGATAGAACAAGACTACAGGCGTTCCTAGTGGAAGCAAGCCAGCTCGACAATTGCCCCTTTATGACGAAATGTTACGAGCGAAGCCGATGCGCTGCTTCGACTCCCAGATCACGTCCTTACGCCCGTCGCGATCGCTGAGCTCGTGCGTCGCATTGTCGTCAGCGCGTTCGACAAGAGCGTCGACTGCAGTGTCCCGCTGCTGCTCGGGATCGCTGCTGTCGACGCTCTCGCGACTGCCGATATTCACGTTGATCTTGATGCTGAAGAGATTGAGTTTCACTCGTTCATTGTGCCAGCTGGCGCTTACTCACGATGTCGTCGACGAGCTTGCGCCCTTGCTTGTCGCGCGAGAAATACGCGATGCGACCCTCAACGCCTTCGAGCAAGCAGCCCAAGCACACTGGGAAGCTGTACCAGCGACCGTCCGACGCGCCCATGATCTCGTCTTTCGGGGACACGCTGACGCGCCCGTACCAGTCGCCCGGCTCGATGCGACGAGAGTGCGCGAAGCTCTGATCACAGAAGCGCTGACGACGCGACTTGCGAGCGACGACGCGGATCATCCTGCGATCACCAGCTTTTTACGTCGTGCAGTCTTGTCGATCTGCATCGCTGCTTGCGCGTGCTCGATCTCTTGCTCTAGCCCGGCCCACTTCTGACGGAAGAGCGACTGCAGCCGGTTGACGTGCAGCCGGAACGTCCAGCTAAACGAGCTGTCGATCTCGACGTACAGACGCTCCGCGACCCACTCGCCCAAGCCGCCATAGCATTGCTGCCAGAACTCACTGTCGACGTAGAGCACGATGTCACGGAAGCGATCGCACTGCAGGCACCACTTCATGTGCCAGAAGTCGCCCTCCCAGTTACCCGCGCCGCGAAAGTAGCCCTCGCCCGGCTGAATCACTCTGAAGCACTCGCCGCATTTGTGCGTCTTGCGCGCAGTGACGAACTTCTCTGCAGCGAACGTCATCGCAGAATGCATCCACGATGCGGGATGACGTGCTCGCCGGTCTCCATGTTGCACAGCTGGCCGGGTTGCTTGTCTTCGCTCGCGACGTTGACGTGCTTGTTGTCGTACTCGCCTGTCTGCGCTGCGTGCATGAGTGCGCGCTGCAGGCCGGTGATCAGCTTGTCTGCGTCCTTCGCGTAGATGTTGACTTCGTCGTACTCGCTGTCTGTGTCGTCGCGGTCTGAGCTGATCGTGACGATGCCGCTGCTGCTGCTCACGACGAAGATGTCGCCCTCGTCGTCTTCGAACCTGACGTGTTCAGTCATTTGCTTCTCCTGTGGCTGTGCGTTCGATGTGTGCTTGTGCTTGCTGCAGTAGCGCTGTGATTGCTGGGAGTGCTTCGGGTTCGACGGTGATCCAGCGCTCGTCTTGGTTCTCGATCCATCCTTCTGCGAGCCAGCCGAGCTCGATCTCGCCCTGCAGCACGCGCACTGTGTAGACGCTGCCTGCGACTGCCATGCGCCCGATTGTGACGATCTCATAGAACGGGTCGACGTGGCACTTGCACATGCATTCGCAGTCGTCGCCGCGAGTGTCGCGCTGCGAGCATTCGCCGTGGTAGCCGATCGAGCACTGACGATAGATGCCGAGCTGCGCGCCTAGCCCTATCAGCCGGTCTGTGTATGTGCCGCTATCGACGATGTTCACGCCGCGCACGAGTCGGATCACGGACGGGTCTTTTGCGACGACATCGTCGACGTAATAGCGCTCAGGCATCTTTCGGGCCTTGCGTCTCGACTGTGATGCGGGTGCGTTGATGCGCTCGTTCGTCGTAGATCGTGACGAGCTTTGGCTCTGTGCGTCGCAGGTACTCGTCAGTGATGACGATCTCTGGCGCGTCGTCTTTCTCCATCAGCAGGCCGACAGCGATGTGCAGCACGTTGAGTCGTTGCTTCAGCTCGGCTATGCGCCGCTCTTTCTTGCGTACGATCTCGTCGCGGTTCGCGACTGTATTCTCGCTTGCTCGCACTGCTTCTGCGAGAGCGTCGTTCGTCTCTTTCAGGTCGATGATGCGCTGCTCTGCTGCGGCTGCACAGTAGTGGCTGACGAGCTGGATGACTGCTGCGCTCGTGACGTGTTGCGGCTGCTTGCCGTCGACTGCTGCAGATACTTCTGCTTCGATTTTGTTGTAGAGCTGCACGAAGTCGAGCGGCACGTCAGCTGCTTCAGCTATTGCTTTGTCGAAGCGCTCTTGCTCGCACTCTTCAGCGATCTGCATCAGCTCTTCGACTTCGTCATCAGCGTCAGTGCGCTTGCGCTCACGTTCTGCTTTGAGCTCGCGCACTGCTTTGACGTCGTCGGGTCGCATGTTGATGTCAGGCTCTTCGTGCAGCATCTGCTCGCTAATCTGCTCTTGCGCGCTGGCTGGGAGGTCTTCGAATTTCACTTGTGGTCGTTCCTTGTCATCTCGTCTGCTGTTTCGAGCTCTGCGTCGATCTCGATGTCACGCTCGGTCATCAACCACGCGAGCTCTTCGAGTGAATCAGCTGGCGCGTGGCTCTCGGCGTCGTGCGCTTCGACCCACTGCTCGGCGTGTGACTGAAAGCTGAAGGTTTCGTCTGATCCCGTATTGCACTCCGGGCAGTAGCCGACATAGGTCGTCTCTTCGCGGACTTCTGCGCTCATTTGCGCGCCTTTCGCTTGTAGGTTGGCTTGCTGGTTTTGGGTCGCTGCTTGCGTCGCGTCTGGCTCATGCTTGCGGGTTGTCGCTGATCTTGCGGGGGACATCGACGAAGCCGAGAGCACGAGCGTCGCTTTCGCGTCGCAGCTCGTCGGCCTTGATTTGCAGGCGCAGCCGCTCAGCTGCGGCATCTTCGTGCTGTTCGAGCGCCTGATCGAGCTCAGCCTGCGCGCGCTCTTCTGCCTGCTGCATCGCAGTGTCGACGACTTGCGTGTCTTCGAGCTGATTCTGTGTGATTGCGACGTGCTCGCGCAGGTGGTCGATCGCTTCTGTGATCGGCTGACGGGCGCGCTTGATGCGGTACAGCTGTGCGCGTGCGTCTGCGACGTTGGTCGCTTCGGGTGATGCTGGCATGGCGGTGCTCTCCTTCTTGTTGTAAGCGTTAGTACGAGTAGGACACTATCAGGCTTTGCGCCAGAGCTGAATTATGACGCGGTGCGGCCCGTTCGGATAGATGCGTCGGGCGTCTGGGCCGTCGACGATCTCGTCACGGTCATCGAGCAGCACGCCAGCGTCGACAAGCCCGTCGACGATCGCTTTAGCTGTCGGCTGCAGGTTGCTCGTCTCGCGCTTGCGATTGTCGGGCCAGCGCACCCAGTAGACGATGCGCGCCCATGTGAGCCGTTCGACGCCTGCACGCAGCGCTGCACCAGCTGCGAGGTTGCGCCATATCTGCGTGCGCGTGTTTTTCGCGTACTTTTCCAGCCGATCGTTAGCGCTGATGCGCGTTTTCAGCCAGTCGAGAGCTCTGATGTCAAGCTCGATCGTCGCATGCAGCTCTAGCGCGTGCGGGTCGGGCCAGAGATCGCTGGGGATGGGCTCAATAGGTCGAAGCGCTGCGTGCCGTTCTGAGAGCTTCGACCCCGTCTCAGCTGTAGTCACCTTGCCTGACACTCGCGAGCGTGTCGTGGGCGGCACTGCGCGCGCCCTACGCTGCTTCTGTTGTTTGGTCTGTGTGTTGTTTTGCTTTGTGGTCATGTTGTTTGGCTCGTCTCTCTCGTTGTGCTTTGGCGTTCGCGGCTCTGCATTCCACGCATTTACACCGTTTCCGTCTGTATGCGTTGAGTCCGTGCTCGATGCGTGGCGCTATTTCGGGGTCGCGTGTCGTGCTGAGTCTGCGTGCCGTGTGCGTGCCGTAGATTTCATCGACTGCTGCTGCGAGTCGCAGTTTGCCGAGCTCTGCGTTTTCGTACGGGTTGCGCATCTCGTCGAGTGCGACGCGTTCTGCGATGACGATCGTGCGCTTGTATGCCTGCGCGTCGATGACTGCTCTGGCGAGTGCTCGCTTGCGGCCCTCTTCTGTTTCGAGCTTGCGCAGTGCTTGTCGCAGGAAGTGCAGTCGTCGTTGTGCGATTGCTGTCTGCAGCGCCTTGATCTCTTGCGTGGCTGCGCTGTATTCGAGCGGGGATAGTATGCGGCTCATTTGTCAGGGTTGTGATCGTTCCAGCCAGCGTTTCGTCCGCTGTAGCCGCTCTGCTCTTTGTCGCGCTTTGCTTGTGCTGCGAGCAGCATCTTGCGGTGTGCTCGTGCTTCTCGCTCTTTGCGCTCTTCATCTGTCTCAGTCGGCTGCATTGCTGTGAATCTCGTTGGTGCGGCGGACGGCACCTCAGCGAGTGGTGGAGCTGCGTCGCTTGTCGGGACGCTCTGCCGTTCGTCGCTCACTGCGGGAGCGGATTCGGGATAGTAGCCCTGATCGTCTTGATGCTGCATGTATGCGCTCGCAGCTGTCGGGAGTGCGACTGTCGCTGCGATCGCGTCTGCGAGTGCGCCTGACGGGATGACTGCGCATCGCGTTCGCTCTTCTGGCGCATCTGCGCGGTTCTTCAGAAGATCAGCCTGACGCTGCTGCTTGCCCTTGTCGATCTCGCGAGCGAAGCGGTTGCGCCAGTTGTTCGGGTCATCGTTCGGCGGTCGAGCTGCGGGAGTGTCGAGCTTCGGCTTGCTCAGCAGACGTGATTGCGTGATGTCGTCTTCGTTGACCACAACGACGTTGGGCTCGCCGCGCAGCCATGCTTCATCGGGTGTGTCGCTGACTGGGCACATGTGTGCTGGCGGGAGCACGAAGCTGTCTTCGATCGCTTCGCCCATGAGAGCGCCTTCGACGATCCTGCTGACGAAGCGCGGGAAGTCGTCTTGCTCGCGGTGACGTGCGAGCTCCTGCATGAAGTCTTCGGGTGCCCAGCCCGGCTGCAGCGACGTGACGAGCTTCGTCAGAGCGACTGCCTGCTCTTTGTTGATCTTGTGCATCTGCGTGACTCTCAATTCTGCGAGTTTTCTCGCGCGTTAACTTAGGTGACGATTCTGGAAGTTGAAGGTTGAAAGGTTGTCTGTTGTTAGTTGTTAGTTGTCTGTTGTTCACGAGGGGCTATGCGAGGGGCTAATCGAAGGGCTCGTTTACCCCCTCGTGAAGACCGTTTCGAAGGGGCTAATCAAGCCCCTAAGCGAGGGGCTAAACGACGGTCTGATCGACGGTTTTCGAAGGGGCTAATCGAGGGGCTATCGAAGGGGCTATCGAAGGGGCTCAGTACGGGTTTTCCGTGTCGTTAGACCATGCCCCGACGCTCACGAGAGCGCCCCCGTCGTCGCTCTGCAGCTCGCCCTGACGCACGTCAACAGGCGTCGCCCTGCGCAGCATGTCGATCATCTCAGGGTGCTCCCAGATGCCTGCCTGCGGGAACTCGTTGCGCAGTCGCAGCAGCTCGAAAGCGAGCACGCCGATCAGTCGCAGCGACGCAAGCTTGCGCCCTGCCTTGACGACAGCGACCATCATGTTGCGGTTGAGCACGACGTCGTCGTTGCGCACGAACGAACGCAGCAGCAGCTCGTCAGTCTCTTCATCGAGCACGACGAAGTGATGCTCACGCAGCTCGTCAATCGCGCCCTCGACGCCGTCGACGGTCATCGTGGGAGACAGTGCTGCGAGATGCTTCGGCTTGTAGTCCATCGCTCCGCACGCTGTCAGCTTCTCGCTACCGATCAGCACCCAGTAGAGCCATTGCGCGGTGTGCGACAGCTGCCGCCAGTCAGTGTCTCGCTGTGCGCTCAGCTTGATTTTGCCAAACGTCCTCATTTGCCAGCTCGCTTTAGAATGCCGCGAACTGCGCCCTCGGTGACGCCGAGATGCTTTGCGATCTGCACGTTGCTCATGTTGCGCTCTTTTGCTGAGAGCACAGCCTGAACGAAGTGCTCACGAGCTTCGCGCGACTCGCGATAGACCTCTGCGAGCTGCCCGACGAACTCGTCGTCCTCCGGTGCCTGCTCCCCAGCTGGCAGGTGTTCGGTACTCATGTTGATGTTTCCTGACTACTTGTTTGTACCCGTTTTTTGTGACGCAGACTACTGTCGTACATGCGTTCGATCGACGTCACTAATGACTGTAGTCGTACATGTGAACGAAAGCAAAACAGCAGCGAGTCTGGGCGTGTCGCGTTCGTCACCACGCAAAAAAGACGCCCCTGCCGATCATTGCTGATCGGCAGAGACGTCTTCATGACACCCGGCATACGGTTGCCTGACGGCCTTTTTCCTACCAAATGGAAACGCGGCGCGCCCTTCGAGCGAGAGTCATCTCGCATCAAGCTTTCATGCAGCCTATCAGAACGGCGGCTCTGAGTCTGGTCCATTGCCCCAGCTGCCAGAGCTCGCTTGCGCAGCCCACGGATCGTCCTGCTGCTGAGCTGCGGGTCGCTGCTGGCCGTTGCCCTGCGCCATGCTGCCGCCGCTGTAGTTCCCGCCGCCCTGCTGGTTGCCGCCGCCGAAGCCGCCGCCATTGTTGTTACGAGTCGTACGCGTTACTTTCGCGTTTGCGTAGCGCAAGCTGGGGCCGATCTCGTCGACTTCGAGCTCGATGACAGTGCGCTTCTCGCCCTCTTTCGTCTCATAGCTGCGGCTCTTCAGACGCCCAGAGACGATGACGCGCATGCCTTTCAGCAGCGACTCAGCGACATTCTCAGCTGCTTCCTTCCATACTGACGCGCGCAGAAACAGCGTCTCGCCGTCTTTCCACTCGTTCGCCTGTCGGTCGAACGTGCGCGGCGTGCTCGCGATCGTGAAGTTCGCGACGGCGCTGCCGCTGGGCGTGAAGCGCAGCTCAGGATCGTTCGTCAGGTTACCGATCACTGTGATCGTTGTTTCGCCTGCCATGTTTATTTTTCTCGTTTCTTGTAGCTGCGTGGTTCTCGTGTTGGCCCCTCGACGTGCGACCAGCCGCGACCGGTGACGACGCGCCATGCGACGGTCGCAGTGACGCCGAACTCTGCGCCGAGCTGCTTCATAGTCAGCTCAGAGTCGCGTGCAAGTTCGCGCATCCGCACGACGTCGTCATCCTGCAGCTTAGCCGCAAGATGATCGACGCCGCGCAGATACTTGCTGTTACTAGTCATCGAAGCCGTTAGCCATGTTGGCGTACTGCTCGTCGTTAGACGGCTCGTCGCCCTGCTCGACAAAAGCGTCTTCGCCGCGCTCGTCCATCGGGACCGGCTGGGACACCTGATTGAGATCGGCGTCAGGCGTCGCGTCGACGCGGATCGTCTCGTCAGCGATGATCGCGAGCTGCATCTGCGTGCTGCGCGGCATCCACTTGAACAGCTTGCGCACGACGGTCTTCAGTCCCATGCTGTCGAAGTGCTGCACCCAAGGGCCCTTGACTTGCTTCGTCCTGAAGTCGCGCTGCATCGCGAACTTCTCCATGTGCTGCTTGACGTCGTCGACAGACATCCATTCGAAGACGGGACGCAGCGAGCCCTTGCGGTAGAACTTCGCGTAGTAGCCGATCGGCGCGCCCCGGCCCTTCATCGCAGGCTGATGCACAAGCGTGTCCATGCCGTAGTCGATCTGAAAGACGTCGTTTTCGTAGACGATGCGCGCAACGGTGCCCTCGATCTCGTTCGAGCGGTTCGCAAGTTCGAGCATGCCCTGATAGCCGAGGATGAACTGCGCTGATCCCTTGAACGGGATGATGTACGCGTGCCCGAGAGCGCCGACGCCGGGGCGCAGGCCTAGCTGCGCGCACGTCATGAGCGAGCCGAGCAGGGACGCCTTGTCGCATTCGAGCAGCTTCGGCGTTTGACGCACGACAGTGAGCGCGTCACGTACCAGCTGGGCAGCTTCAGCGCCACGCGGCATCGCGAGCTGGAACTGCGGCATCATGTCTTTCAGCGTCGCGTCGATCGACTGCGACTGATTCTGCTGCTGCTGTACCTGCTGGCCCTGTGCGCGCTGTGCGAGTCCGTTTGCCATGTTGATTACTTTCCTTTCGGTGCGTCACGCAGAACGCGTGCACGGTATGTTTCGTGAAGTTCCGGCTCTGCTGCTTGCAAGAGCTTCGGGTCAAAAACGCGCTTCTCGGTGCTGTACTGCTCGATCTTCTCAGGGTGATCAGCGGCGAATTTCTTCGAGCTGAAAGTGCCGTTGTTGACGAGCGTCTTGACGAGCTCGCCAGTCGGTGCGACGAGTGCTTTCGCGGTGCCGAAGATCGCCCTGATCTCAGCTTGCACGCGCATCTCTTCAGACTCGTTAGTCTTCAGCTCAGCCTTGACCTTCGCGAGCTCAGTGTTGAGCAGCTGCAGCTGCACGAGCTCGTCAGCGCTGAGTGTGCGATTGTGCTCTTCGATCCCGCGACGGTAAAGGCTCTTGACCTCGTCGAGCGAGACAGACGTCATCGGCGGCGCGACGTGCTTCTGCACGTACTCGAACCAGAAGTGATCGACGCGCTCACAGATGATCTTGATCAGCGCTTCGTCACGCTCGACGCGTCGCACTCTGAAGTCTCGACCGTCGATCAGGCCGACGACCCATGCGTGCGAGCGGCCCGTCACGTACATGCTCCATGCGACCTGCAGCTCAGCGTGATCAGAGACCTGATCGTCATCCCACTCGTCAGCAGTCCAGCTGAGCAGCGTCTTCGACTCGAAGACGCCGCCGTCGCTGACAAGACCGTCAACAGTGATCTGCGCGTGCGGTCGCTCCTTCGAGCGGTGCAGCCCAGCTGAGCGAACTTTCAAGCCGCTGTCTTCCTCGAACGCCTGACGCATTGCCTTTTCGAGCAGCAAGCCCCAGCGCATCGCATGGCTCTGCTTGACGTCGGGAGCGACGCCGATCTTCTCGTTGTAGACGCCGTATGCGCTCTTCCACTTGTTGAGCCCGAGAATTGCGCTGATGTCAGAGCCGCCGACGCCCTTGACGCGCTCAGCAAGCCAGAGCTCGCGGGGCGCGTTCGCCGGGAGGATTAGACGCGAGCCGGGAGTGCGATAGTTGACGCTCATGCAGGGTTACCGCCGAACGCGACGATGACGACTGCAGCCGCTGCGACGAGAGCGATCAGCATCAGAGCTGTCGCGATTTCCTTGACCCATTCGCCGCGCTCAGTGAGCACGATCGGAGGTTGCTTTGCCATGTTTTCTCCTGTGTTTGGCGGTGCGCTTCTGTTTGAATCGCTAGAACAAGACTAGACCAAATTTACACAGTTTCAAAACGCGGACACGCGCTGCTGTAACATGGCACTTGTATCTCTCTAGTAGTGATGCCTGCATCTGGCGGTGCACACAAAAAGGCGGCTCGAAACTCCTGCGCGAGCCGCCTTTTTGCTGTCTTCCTACGCTTCGAGCACGACGCCGATCGTGTCATGCTGCGACCACGTACCGGCCTTGCCGTCAAGCTCATTCCACGTAGCGCCAGCAGCAGCCATGAAGCTATCCCACGTAGCGATCGCGTTCTGAGCGACGACGTTATGCCCAGCCGGGATGACGCCAGTGCTGCGCACGCTGTTCGCGAGCGTCACGAGATTGCCGCCCGGCACTTCAGCAGCGCGCACGAGCAGCACGATCGTATGCGGCGTGACGCTCGACGGCACGACAGTGACCTGCTTCTCGCCAGTCAGAAAACGCTTCGTCGCTTCAGCGATCGAGCGGCGCGTACCGATCGCAGGCCGACCGCCTGCAGTGAGCTCAGCGACAGCAGCACGCAGATCAGTCAGCGACACTGCACGCTGCGACTCGCTCATGCCCAGAATCTGCGCGATCCATCGCAGCGCAGCATCGGGCGTCTTCGTTACGTCAGTGAGCTCGTTGTTCCAGATCGCGTCTGAGAGATCACGCATCTCGCCAGCAAGCGCGCCGACGCCGTTGAGCCAGCGCAGCAGCGGGAAGTAACCGATCGCAGGGTCTTGCACAGCGTCAGCCATGCGGTACGCGTTCGGCAGGCTCGCCCAGAGCTTGCGGGTCCAGCTGTGGAGAAGATCAATCGTTTCGATGCGATAAGAGGCAGACGCGCCGATCGCACCCTCCCAGCCATAGTCGAAGCCGTAGCCGTTAGGCGTGTTGCCGTCGAAGTAGTCGCTCACCTTTGCGCTTTCAAAGATCGCAATGTTCCGCACCCTGAGAAGCTCGCCAGCCGGTGCGCTCCCGCTGAGTTGAGGCCAAATTTGAATGTAGGTGAAAGGGCTGCTGATGTCGATGTCTTCGACGATGACGTCTTGCCAGTCGCCCGACGACGTGAGGTTCGTCCCGCCCTTTCCGATCACGTCGGTCGACCCGTTGCGCACAGTGACGGGGACGCGCAGCGTGCGCCCGGCTTCCGATTTGATCTGAAGACGCACCGAGTACATGCCTAGCGGAGACGTGAATTTCTCGCGCAAATATGGGCCACCCGAGCCGCCCGTCTGAGCCGTAGTGGACGAGTAGACGAGCTCGTCGCCTACTATAGACGACGCGCCCGTCGTGCCAGCAGCATTCGAGATGCCCCAGTCAGTGAGTGCGCGCGCGCCTGTCGTTACTCGATTTCGTGTCAGCATTAGTTCACCGTGACGTTGATCGTGCCGATCGTCGGCAGCGGAGCCTTGCCAGCGAGTGCGATTGTCGCCGGGACGCTCTGCACTTGCTTGACGCCGCCAGCGTTGCCGACGACGCTAATCATGCTGAACTGCTCGACCGTCGATTCCCACGGCCATGTGATCGGAGACAGCCACGCGCGCAGCGCAGCTTCGACGTTCGCCTTGACTGCAGCTGCAGACTGTCCGACGTCGGCCTTGACTGTGACGTTCAAGTTGACCGTCGTGTACGTGGGAGCGATGACGTGCACGACAAGCGACGCGAGCGCCTGCGCTTCGAGCCAATACTCGATGTCTGTCATGACGGGCGACGTCAGCGCAGTGCCCGTCTGCGACGCAACAGCCACAGTGACGTGGCCGAACTGCGGCGAGCCCGGCACTGCCGGGTTGTAGTTGTCGAACGCTTTCGCGCGGCCCACTTCAGAGCGCGTGAGCGCAGCATATTCGAACTGCTCAGTACCGACGAGAGTTGACACCTGACGCGCGAGCGTCGACGCTGCACGAGCTGAGAATGAGCCGTCAGACTCTTCGCCAGCTCCACCGGACATCGGCAGCGCAAGCACGGCAGACTCGACGAACGGCAGCGACGTCACAGTGCTGACGAACGTGCCAGCTGGCATGCCGTTCGACGTGTCGCCCTCGATCTCAGCGACGACGTTCACTTCACCCGTCAGGGTCTCGGACGTGATGATCCTCAGCTCTTCAGTCGTCAGCAGATCGACAGTCTCGCCCGTCGAGCTCACGACGAGACGCAGCCGCGAGCCGAGCGGGATCACCTGCGTCGGGTTGCTGTTCGTCACCTTGAATGCGACGCGTCCAGTCGCTGCGACACCCTGCGAGCGAGTGACGCCATACAGACTCATGACGCCCTCGATCACGCGATCGCCCAGCATCTGAATCGCCATAATCTCAGGGCCGAGCATCAGCGCGAGCCCCTGCAGCAGCACAACCTCAGTATTGCCCTGCTGCGGCTCCCAGTCAGGCAGCACGCTCTGGATATGCGTGATCGCTGCTTCGAGCAAGTCGCTCTCGGTGCCGTACTGCAGCAGACGCAGTGTCTCAATCTCTGGCGCGTCAACCGGCTGATCAACCATTGTTCGTATCTCCTAGTGCGTCTTCGTAGGCCCATGCGATGCTGGCTACTGATTGTGTGTCACTGAAAGGCTGCATCTCGACCGACGTCACGCGCACGCCTGTCGGCCCGAACGCTGTGAGCCCGGCCTGCACGTCACCGATATGCAGAGCAGCAAACGTCGGATCAGGCACGCCGTAGTCGGGAGCCATGGGACGTTCCCCGATGTTCGTGAGCGCGAGCTTAGCGATCGCTTCGTCGACGAACGCATCACTGCCGTATGCGACAGTCGCGATCGCGCCAGTCGTCGTTAGTCGGAAAGGAAAAGAGAGCACGCCGTCAGCCATGATTCAATCATGCCTTGACAGCGTGCTCTCTTGTGGGACGGGACTAGCCAGCGACAGTGCGCTCGATCTCAGCACTCTTGCTGTCAGGTGCGAGCCACGGCATGTACTTGCGCGCGAACTCGACAGCCTTCGGCAATGCCATGAGACGAGCGAGCAGCGCAGCCACGCCAGTTATCAGACCGGCTATGCCGAGCAGCGCGAGACGCACGCTGTCAGGCAGCACCTGACCGAACTGATCGAGCACGAGCTGCAGCACTTCAGGCACGAGAGCCGCGAACGCGATGAACGCGGGAATGCCCACTTGCACGAACGTGCGCAGCGTCGTGCGCCACGGATGGATTGTCTGCGCAGCTGGCGCATTCTTCTCGACGATGACGCCCTCGATCGGGACGCCTGTCTCGTGTCGGCCCATTACTTACTGTCCTTTCGGGTCTTGTAGAGATCGAGCAGCCAGTCGTTGTAGCTGCGGATCGCCTTTTCCTGATCAGCAGTCACTTCGCTGTCAGGCTCAGTCTTGCCCGGCACTTCAGGCTTCTCAGCGCTGATGTCGAAGCGTTCAAGCGGAATGTTCGTGCCGCAGCTCGTTGTCGCGCCCGGCACTTCCTTGTGACGCTTCAGCTTCAGCACGTAGCCCATCTTGTCGCGCCACTCGCGCTGAAACTGCTTCACGAGCTCGATCGTCGCGTCGTCAGGGTTCGGCGGCACTTCGATGCTGAGCCAGTCATTGCCGCCAGCTCCTGCGTGGAAAGCGCGATCGACAGTGTCGACGACGCTGATGAAGTGCGGCGCTTGCGCGACGAAGTGAGCAGACGACGGCGACGCAGGACGCGGGGTCGCGAACCAATTAGTCGCAGAGCCTGCCCAGTCGCCGTTAGCCGGTGCCCGGTTCGGGTCGTCGATCTGATGAATCACAAGATACTCAGGACGCGGCCCGAAATTGCCGCGCTGCATATTCTCGATCGCAGCAGGCTTGACGCCCGTCGAGATGTTCCAGCGCTTCGCGAAGCTGTACTTCTCAGCGAGCGGCGGCAGCGGCGCGGGAGTCGTCGGGAAATACTTCGCCGTCAGATCGGGCAGAGCGCCCGCCATGGGGTCCGTGAAGCCCAGCGAGTACATGAAGCCCGACTGTCCGACGAACCACCCGTCAGAGCTCTTGTCACCGTAAGGCCGCGTGCCGTGGACGTAGCCGTCGAACTGCACGATCTCGCCAGCCTTGAACGTCGCGACGATCGCAGCATTCTTGTCAGGCTGCTTGCGCAGGATCGCACCGTCAGGGCCGACGACGCGCTGCTTCGGGCTCAGAACGGGCGGCGGTGGCGGCGTCAAGTTCGGCAGGTCGCCTGCATACGGGTTGGTGAACGCGGTCGAGTGGAAATATGTACCGCTGAACGCGCCAACGAACCACCCGCCCTCAGCGTTCGTGACGTAGCCCTTGACCGTGAGAATGTCGCCAGCCTTGAACACGCGCCCGATGCTCGCAGACGTCGACGGCTCTGCACGCTCGTTCACGCCAGCAGCGCCGACCTCGCGCTGATTGCTCTGCAGCGGGTTGTCGAGCGGCACATTCGGGCGCAGCCAGCCCAAGCAGGGGCCGGTGCCCGGCTGATCGTAGAGCAACCAGCCAGTGAACGCGGGACGCTGATTGAAGCCGTCCTGCTGGATCACAAGCACGCGCGACTGCTCAGCGCGCAGCACGACTGCGACATGCCCGAACTGATTCAGCGCGTCGCCGTCCCAGACGATGATGTCGCCGCGCTGCGGGATGCTATTGACGTCACCGACGACATTCGGCACCCATGTGACGTACTGGTTGCTGCGGCCCTTGAAGTCGCGAGCGCCGTTCACTGCGCCGACCGAGCCGCGCCAACCCACGCCGGGGAAGATCGCGTCAGCGTAGTCGTCAGCGACGTCGACGCACTGCAGCCCGTAAGCGCGATCAGGGTCGATCGCGCGGCCAACAGCACCGCTCATCCATGCTTCCTGTACTGCATTAGTTGCCATTGCTGGGTTCCTCTTCCTTGTGGTGTTGCGCGCGGGACTTCCTGTATTTAGCGCGCGCGTGCGAAATAACGCCGATGATGACCCAGAACGCGCCGATCAGACCGACGATCAGCACGTTATAGATCGAGCGCCGGAGATCGAGATCGTCGATGATTCTGCTGATCAGCAAGAACGAGACGAGCACGAACATCGACGAGAGCAGATAAAAAAACGACTTGCCTGCGGGAGACTTCCGCCAGCGCAGAAAAAGTCCGTAGTAGACCAGCAGACCCAGCATCGAGAGCCAGAGCAGACCGAGCAGACCGATCGTTGTGTTGACGTGAGAGATGACGCCCCAGATGTTCACTGCGCTCCCTTGAATATGTGGTCGAGCGACCGACCGAAATGATTGTCTTGGCGAAGCAGTCGCTGGCGTTCGCCAACGACTTTTGCTTCAGTGTGCAGAGACTCTGCCAGCTGGGCCACTCTCTCTGCTTCGAGCATTGCGCGCTGAGTATGCTCGCGCTCTTCCTCAGATACCTTGAACTTCCACCAGCCGAACAGCTTCACGAGTCCCCCGATCCGATCTCTGCGTCTGCTTTGCGTTTGACCACCGTCATGATCTTGTCGACAGTCTTCGTGCCTTCGAGCACTTCAGGCAGAGTCTCAGCGATTGTGCCGACACTGCCCGTCAGCTTCTGCGCAGTGGTGCGCCACTGGTCGCGATCCTTGACGATCTCGTTGTAGTAATAGCGCGGAACGATCACGCGGCCAGTGAAGAAGCCGAGCGCAAGGAACAGCAGCAGCGTCCACGGCGTCAGCTGATCGCCAACCCATGCCGGGAGGTCCGAAAACATCAGTTGCCCTTCATCTCAGCCACGTCAGCCTGCAGCTGCTTGATCAGCTCCTGCTGCTGCGCGCAGATGCTCCACAGCGCGTTGACCATCAGTTGCTCGTTGATCGTCTCGACGTGCTCGCGCGTCTGCTTGTCAGCGTCTTCGTTGTCGAAGCTGACGAACTCAGTCATGCCAGCGTCGAAGACGTGCTCAGCAATGAAGTTCACGCGCACCGGGGCCGCGTCACTGCCGAGCTCTTCGACGTTCTGCTTGTACTTGAACCGCTTCGGCTTCACGTCGTCGAGCACGCTCAGCGGCACTGCGTAGTCTTCGATCTCCGTCTTGTACTTCTCAGACGAAAGGTTGTAGCCCAGACCGCCAGTCGCGTTGACCCAGACAGCGCGCCACGCCGAGCCCGTCGCAGCGTTCGTCGTGTAGATCGTCGGTGCTTCGACGACGCCGTTGTCATAGCAAGTGATCCACGAGCCGACGTTAGGCGAGCGCAGCGCGCGAGCTGTCGCCGTCGTTGAGATCGCTGCAGTGAACGTCGCGACGTCGAGCTTGCCAGCGCGCGCAGCGTTCATCTGATCGTCGACGTACAGCTTATTTGCGCCGTCGATGTCCTGAATGGGCCGGTTGACCTCGATGTTGCCGTTGCCGTCACGCATGACGATGTTATTCAGCGCGTACGCTGCAGTCGCGCCGTACAGCACGCTATATGCTGCAGCGCTCATCAGACCGGCCTGCGTCGCTGACGCTGTAGGCACGCCCGTCAGGTCGCCCCAAGCATGAGTGTGAGCTGACGGCGCAAACGTCGCAGGCACGCCCGTCAGGTCGCCCCAAGGGTGAGTATGCGCAGACGGTGCGAACGTCGCAGGCTTACCCGCAACACTGGCCCAGTCAGACGCGAACACTGTCGGCTTGCCGCTCACTGTCGCCCACGTCGACGGCATCGTCGCAGGCACGTCAGCGATGTTCGCCCAGTTTGTCGGGAAGATCAGCGGCTTGCTCGCGACGCTCGACCAGTCGGTCGCGAAGATCGTCGGCTTGCCGCTGATGTCGGCCCAAGGGTGCGTGTGCGAAGCGAGCGCACGAGTTGCGACCTGCGCGTCGACGTAGCTCTTATTCGCAGTGTCAGCAGCAGCAGACGGCGAAGCGACCTGAGTGCGCCCTGCAGCGTCGAGCTTCACGAGAGTGTTAGGCGTAGCGAGCGCAGACGCGCCATTGAGAAGCGTCCTGTCAGCAGCGGTCATCGCACCAGCTGCAGCAGTCGTCGCAAGCGGGATACGCGCAGCAGCGAACGTGCCAGAGACTGTGTCAGCCGCGTCGTGAGTGTGTGCCGTCAGCGCGCGGGTGCCGACCTGCCCGTCGACGTACGTCTTATTCGTGATGTCGCCGCCAGCTGCAGGCGCAGCGACTTGCGCGCGCCCAGACGCGTCAAGCTTGACAAGGCTGTTCGGCGTCGGCGTCGCAGAAGCAGTGTTGATCAGCGCCTTGTCAGTCGCAGGCATCGCGCCGTCAGCAGACGCAGTCGCGAGCGGCAGATTGTGCGTGTGATCAGCACGAGCAGAACGCGCAGACGTGCCCTCAGTGCCAGCGACGCCCGGCGTGACAGGCGCACCAGCGCCGCCGCCGCCGTTCGTCGTGATCTCTTGCCAGCTCGCGCCGTTGTCATAGAACAGCCGCGACACTGTCGTGTCCCAGTGAATCGTGCCCTGCTTGCCAGCAGCGGGACGCAGAGCCGTCGTGCTCTGAGACGAGCGCGCAGCCTGCGTGTCGATCAAGTTCATCAGCGCGTTGAACTCGTCGCGGTTCGGGTGCGGATCAGTGCCCGCGCCGTACACTTTGAAGCCAAAGCGCCCAGTCGTCGTAATAGCCATGCTCTCAGTGTTCCCCAGCCGCCCTGATCATTGTGGGACGGCTGGGGTGTCACTCAGTTGATGAAGTACGTCGTTTCGATCGACGCGTACGACACAGCGCCAGAGCCGACGAAGAACAGCGTGCCGTCAGGGTAGATCACTGCACCAGTCGCGCCCGGTGCTGTCGACTGGAAAAACACCGGCACCCACCGCTGCTCGACCGGGCGGTAGCCTGCAGGCACGACGCCGAAGTTAGTGCCGAGCGAGCCTGACTTGACGAAGCCTTTCAGGTTCACGATGTTGCCGATCTTGCGCACCTGCAGCGTCGCGTGCGGCCCTGCGTCGTAGTTCACCCACGGCGCAGTCAGCGTGCAGTTGACCCAGCCCGAGTCAGCGACGAGCGCGTCAGCGTACGCCTTATTTGCGATGTCAGCCGCCACGGCGGGAGCTGCGACCTGCGCGCGGCCTGCAGCGTCGAGCTTCACGAGCGTGCTGGGCGTCGCTGCAGCGCTTGCGCCGTTGAGCAGCGTCTTGTCAGCTGCGCTCATTGCGCCCTGCACTGCCGTCGTCGCGGCAGGCAGACGAGCAGCAGCGAGTATGCCGCCAGTGATGTCAGCAGCGTCGTGCGTGTGCGCAGTGTTCGCCTTGCCGTTGAGAGCCGTCTGCGTCGCAGTGCTGATCGGCTTCGCGAGATCGCTCGTGTTATCGACAAGATCAAGCCCGACGTCAGCCTTGACGAGCACGACGACGCCAGTCTTGCCAGCGACAGACTGCACCTGCCCTGCCGCCATGATCTCTTTCCAGTCAGCGAGCGTCGCAGGCGAGTCAGAGCTCAGCACGTACGTGCGCCCGTTGTCAGAGCGGATCGCCATATCGCCACGCTGCGCAGTGAGCGCGAGCATCGCAGCCTGAGACGCGACAGGGTACGTCTCATTGATCGCAAGCGGCGGCAGCTGCGCAGTGCCGATCGTGCCCGTCACTTCAGCGAACGACGGGAACCAGTTGCCAGCTTTCGCTGTCGTCGACGTCGTGCCGATGACGAGCGAGCTCGTGCCAGCGCCGATCGCCGTGCGCGCAGCCTGCAGCGACGACGCAGTCATCACAGCGCGCCCGACAGTCGTGCTGTCACTGATGTCAGCAGACGCGTGCGTGTGCGCTGCAGCAGCTTTGCCAGCGAGCCCAGAGTCGACGTACGTCTTCGTCGCGGCGTGCGAGCCAGACGTCGGGTCCGCCGCGTTGATGTTGCCGTTGTTGTCACGCATCACGAGCACGCCGTTGACGAGAGACATCGACGCAGCGTCGAGCTTCGCTTTGTCAGCGCCGCTCATGAAGCCTGCGACTGCAGCAGTTGCGTTCGCGTGGATATGGCTCGCCTGTGCTACTTCGTTCCAGCCGCCCCAGTTTTGCGTGCTGTACTTCGCGCGCCAGAAGACACGAGTCGCGCCGCTGTACGTGACATACCACTGATAGATGAACGTCGAGCCGACAGCCATAACAGTCAGCCAGCCAGCTAAGCCGAGCGGGTAATTCAGACTCGTGTTCGCAGTCGCGTTGAAGCCCTGATGATAGTTGCCTGCAGTGACGAAGTCGTTGAGATCGTGCGTCGTCGTCGGCAGAGAGATCGGCGTCTTCTCCATGCGAGCAGCGTCGCCAGCGTCGACATAGCTCTTGCGCGTCGCAGCGTTCGCAGCGACTTGCGAGTTGCCCAAATAAGCTTCATTCACGATGATCGAGCCAGACGCGCCGCGCCGCACGATCGAGTCATTGCCGCCGAGCACAGAGCCGAGCGCGTCAGCGTACGACTTCGTCACAGCATGCTTCGGATCAGTCGGCTCATTGTCGAGCAGCACATACGTGAAGCGAGCGTCGCCGACGACAAGCCCATCAGCTGAGACAGCAGAGAGCACGACGAGATCGTCGATGCGCCCCTCGACGCCGCCGACGATGACGCTCGCGCCGATCGCGAGATTGCGCACAAGCGACGGCGTTCTGCCGATAGGCGAGTCTCCGCCCAGCTTCGGCACGATCAGCTGCACAGTGCCGTCGCTGAAAACTTCGCTGACAGTGCCGCGATACAGCGACTCGATGCGCCCCGCGCCTGTCGTCGACGTCGATCGTACGGTGCGAGCTACTGCGCCCCTCATGCGGTGGTCCCTTCGAGCAAGCGCACGCCGGGCAGGCGGTACGCGTCAACATAGCGTCCAGCTTCGGGAGCTGTCACGACGCACAGCCGGGGGCCGCGCGACTCGACAGTGCGACCGTCGCCAATGGAAAGCGCCATGCGCCCGTCTGCGAGTCTCAAAGCAGTCCCGGCGACACTCAGGTCGACCTCAGCCCGTTTCGTGCGCACAGACAGCAGCGCAAGCGCGTCAGCATCACGATACGGCAGAACCAGTCCCTCAACTGCCATAGCGCGCCCGATCGCTTCAGCGACTTCGAGACGCGGCCCCTTCTCGTTGAGCAGCATGCCGTCGACGTCAGCCCCAGTCGGCACGACGTGCGTCGCAGTGCGCAGCACGCGTGTGACGATCAGGCGAAACCATACGTTCATGACTACTTCCATTTCTTCGGTCGCAGGTAGCCCTGCAGGCCGCTCTTCGTGATCGACAGCTGACGCGTTGGGCCGGGGTTCTGCGACATCGTCAGCACCGAGCCGCCCTGATCAGCGAGCACGATCGCGACGTGCCCGTAACCGCCGCCCATCGCTGGGCCCCAGCAGGCGATGTCGCCCTTCTGCGCGCGAGCTCCTGCGCCGATCTGCGTGTACGCGCCAGAGCGTCCGCCGTTCGCGTACCAGTCGCGCCCGTTGCCGCTGATGCCGGGACCGCCGACGACGTTGCGGTTGAACGAGATCGCGACGTCAACACACTGAGCGCCGAAAGCGCCGTCCATATCAATAGACCGTCCATTCACTGACGAGGCCCAGCGATCAGTCGCGGCTGCGAGCCCTGACGGGGCAGAGCCGGAGCTGCTGCCGCCAGAGCTGACAGAGCTGCTGGCAGGCTTCGTCGACGTCGCAGGCTTGTCTTCGCGCGGCGGCTCGATCTTCGGGTCGATCGGTCGCTGGCACGTCACGGTGACGACACCCGCAACGCTCAGCGGGAAGTCGACGCTCTTGACGATCCAGACGCCGCCCATCTTGCCGACGCCGCCGCCTGCGAGCCTGACCGTGTCGCCGGGCCGGGCAGAGTCGGCGTCTTTCGAGATCAAGCGCAGGACCAACTGCTCTTCGATCTCGCTGCCGGGATCATCAGAGTATTCAGGCATGCCCTGCATGCCGATGTTGTAGTTCGACCAGTTGTCCCAGTGCAGCGGCCACTCGCGATGTTCCCATGCGCTGCTGACGAGCCATGACGGGCGTGCGAAGACGAGAGTGCTGCCGTACTCGAAGAGCCAGACGCCCGTTTCGCGGCTCAGCTGTGTTAAGACGTCCCATGTGCTTTCAGGCTCGCTGTCGTCTTCGCCAGCCTTGCGCACGATCGTCTTATTGCCGAGCCCCGGCTGTACGACGTGAGTCATGCCGACAGACTGCGCGATCGAACGCACCCAGCCTGCGACGTCGACGTTGCCCCAGCTGTACGCGCCGGTCGCCTTGCGTAGATCAGTGACGAACTTCGAAGGCGCTTTGATGACGAGCTGCGGCCCCGCCCGGCCCGGCCCGAACTTCTCGCCGTCGCTGACAAGGTGCCAGTCGCCATAGCGGATCGTCGCGCCGCGAGCGAGCACGCCCGAGCGGAAGATTTGCGCGTCGTGCGTGTCCTCGAACGTCAGCGACATCTGCGTGACAGCGTCGATCGCGAAGCCGAGCGTCGCCTTGCTGCATGCATCGCGCAGCTGCGCTGTAAGCCCTTTGCCGGTGACGATGATCTGCTTCAGCTTGTTGTCATCGAGAGTCGTCGCCATTATGCAGGCACCGTGAAGACTTGACCGGGAAAGATCAGGTTCGGGTTGCCGCCGACGACGCCGCGATTCATGTTGTAGATTTCCGGCCAGCGCGCGCCGTTGCCGAGATAGCGCGCAGCGATACCCCAGAGCGTGTCGCCCGGCACGACGCGATGCTGACGCAGGTTCCCGCCGATCGGCTTCGCAGCAGGCGGCGGCGGTGGCGGCGGGACGACCTTGCTGATGTTGATCTCGACGTCGACGGCTTCTTCGAGCTCCCACTCAACTGAGATGCGGGACGCCTGATTGCCGCGAGACAGCTGCGTCACGTCGAAGTCGAGCCCCTTGATGTTCCACCACACGGCCTGCTGGAACTCAACAGAGCCAGCGTTGAAACGCACGCGCGTGCCGTCCCTGCCGAGCTTAGCGATCTGCGCTGCGACGTGCTCGATCGACTCGCGGTGATCCAGTGAATAGATCGAGCTCGTGAAGCTCAGACGAGCGAGCCCGTCACCGATCTTTCGCGTCGCCGTCTTGTAGCCCTCACGCTCGATCTCGCCCCAGCGAGCGACGTTTGAGTATTTGAACTTCGGCGGCGTCGAGTACATGCTCACGCGGCCCCCGTCAGGCTTGACGATGACCATCGTGTGAGCAGTCGTTGCGCGTGCAACCAATACAGCAACCACTATCAGTACCTGCGATCTTCCTCGTCGTCGAAATGCTCTTCCATGATGTCGATGATGCGCTGCACGTCGGCGTCGCTGATCTTGCCGTCTTGCGCGATGATCGTGACCTGCACAGCGCCCTTCTCGACGATCTTCACGTTGCCGCCGCCGCTGCTCTGCGAGTCGCGCGAGTAGCCGCCAGTCAGCGCCGGGCCAGAGCCAGCCGGGCGACCGCCAGAAGCGATGCGGTTCGCTGCCATGATGTTCTGCGGCCCGAGCGCGCGCGTCAGCTCAGGCACGAGCACGCTCTCGCCCTTCGACAGCACAGCGGGAATCGTGTCACGGCCCGGCTGGTAGCCGCCGAGCACAGTGCCGCCGCCTGCGTAGCCGACGACGCCGCCGCCAGCGTAGACGCCGCCGCCGCTGTTTTCCTTCGGGATGCCGAGCATGTCCTGCAAGCCGCCCAGCGGGTTCGACATGAAGTCGCCCACGTTTTTCGAGACGTCACCGATGATCTTGCCGATGCCCTCAAACAGTGAGCCGACCCACTTGATAGCGTCGCCTAGCGGCCCCTTCAGGAAGTCCACCAGCCCCACGAAAGCGTCGAGCAGGAACTTGATGATCGGCATCAGCAGCTTGATCGCAGCGCCGAGCACGGTGCCGAGAATTTCAGCGAGCAGCTGCACGATCGGCATCAGCGGCGTGATGACCTGCATCGCAAGATTGATAAGCAAGCTTACGATTTCCATGATCGGTGGGATCAGCGGAGCGACCGCCGCGATCAGCATCGTGAAGATCGGCGCGAGCAGCGACAGCAGCGACATCAGCGGCGGCAGCACGGCTGCGATCAGCTGCATGAAGACCGGCACGAGCTGCGTCGCGAGCGTCGTCACGATCGGCATGACAGCAGTGATGATCTGAATGAAGATCGGCACAAGCGACGCGAACAGCTGCGAGATGATCGGCAGCACAGCAGTCATCAGCTGCTGGAACACCGGCATCAGCGACGTCATCAAAGTCATGCCCAGATTCAGCAGAGCGCCGAGCAGTTCGTTTACTGCAGCCCTAAATGGCTCACTCGTGCTATATGCGTAGATCAGCAGACCTGCGATCAGCCCGATCGGGCCGAGCAGGAACTTCAGCGCGCCGCCCAGCTGACCGACTACGCCAGACAAGCCGCCAAACATGCCCAGCAGCGGCGACAAGATCGGCATGAACTTGCCGAAGCTTGCGAGCAGCAGACCGATGCCGCCAGCAACGCCAGCCCACTGCGCGGGGCCGAGCTCGTGCAGCTTCGATCCAATAGTTTCCATGACGCCGACAAAGCCGTCACTCGTGATGTCGCCCTCGCGCAGAGACGAGAAGAATGCAGAGACGCCCATGCGAGCGATGCCGACGTAGCTGCCGATGCGCTCGAAGACGCCAGCGACGCCGCCCGTCGTGTCAGCGTTCCACGGATCAGCCATAGCTGACTTGAACGCATTGTAAGAGCCGAGCACTTCAGCGATCGCCGCCGTCGTGCGCGGCCCGAAGCCGAGAGCTGCAGCGATGTCGCCCGTCGTGCCGCCGCCAGCTGCGACCTCTTTCGCAGCGTTGATCTTGTCGATGAAAGCAGAGATGCCGTTGACAGCGCCGAGAGCCTTCAGCCGTGCAGCGTTGAACGCGGGAGCGAGCAGCGCGCCCATCTTCGCAGACAGGTTCGTCTGCGCCACGTTGAGACGCTTCGCGATGTTCGCTGTGCTGTCCATTGTGTTCGTGAAGTCGCCAGCTGCGATGCTTGATTTCTCCATGATGAGAGCCTGCGCAGCAAGGATCTTCGCCTGCGGTTCGAGCGCGTCTTTCGTCGTCGACACAAGGCCCATTTCGAGCGCCTTCTGCCGCATCGTCGCGTCGTCGAGCATGACACCAAAGGCGCGGATCGGCTCAGACTCGCCGCGCATCGCAGCACCGATAGCTTCGATCGCCTGCTCAGGCGACTTGCCGAAGAATGACGCCATATCGCCAGCGCGGGTGATCAGATCAGTGCTGAACGTTTCAAGGTCTTTACCTGCGAGCCCGGCTGACTTGCCGTAGACGCCGTACGTCTGCGCGGCTTCGATGACTTGCGCCTGATTCAAGCCGAGCGCTTCGCCTGCACGCTTCGACAAGTCGATAATGCCGTTGATGTTCTCGCCGTAGATCGTGCCAGCCGCTGCTGTAGCGTCTTCCAGCGCACTGAAAGACTCGACAGCGGCATTCATGCCCTGGCCGATCGAAGCGACGCCAGCAGCTGCAGCCAGACCGCCCAGCGCGCCCTTCAGCTTCGAGCCGAAGCCGTCGCCCATGCCAGAGCCTGCTTCCTCACCGGCGCGACGAGACGCGTCGACGATCTTGCGCCCGGCCTGCACGACAGCATTCTTCGCGCCGCCCCACGCGCCAGACGCAGCAGACGACAGCTTCTGCCACGCAGACTGCAGCCGCCCAGACGCGGACGACTGCGAGCCGAGCGCAGACAAGATCGTCGTCGAGCTCGACTTCGTCTCAGACGACTGACGCTTCGCAGAGTCAGTGATCGTCTTCTCAGTCTGCTTGACCTTCGTCTGCAGAGTGTCGAGCGGCGCAGACATCTCGTCGCGCAGCTGCGCTGTCAGAACTACCCTGTTTTCATCCGACATGCGCCGCCCGATACCTTCCTAGATGATGCTCTTGCGTTGTTGTTCGGCTTTACGCTTGCGAGCTGCTTCGTCTTCGTCGTTCTGAATGACGAAAGCAGCCGCGAAGCGGACCGTGTTTCTGTCTGGCAATGTTTCGAAGAGCAGCACAGCCGGGTCGATGCCGAGTTTGCTCGCGACCCGAGTGTGCTGCTGGAACGAATCATTCTCAGACAGCCACTCGATCAGCCGTTGTGAGGGTCCGTGACGGCCTCTGCTTCGTCGCCGTAGCCAGCTTCGTCAAGCAGTGCGCCTGCGATCTTCATGATCTGCGCGTCCCCGAGGAACTTCTGAATCGCAGACTGCACAGTCGAGTCGTGATCGTCAGCGAAAGCGTCGACGAAGCTGTTGCTCGTGAACGTCAGGTCGCCGTCGTCGTCGACCATGATGTTGCTGTCTTCGACGCCGCCCTTCATGATCGCGACGCACTTGTCAGCGAGCATCACAGCGTTGCCCTTGATCAAGTCGGCATTCTCAGGGTTGCGACGCTTGCCGGTGCCGAGAGTGTGCCGCTCGTAGCGCTTCAGGTCCTTCGCGTCGAGGTCGTCAACCTTGAACTTCATGAAGAATGCCGGGCGCAGCTTGTTCTGGTAGATGACGAACTTGTCGAGCTCTTTCGCGGCTTCCTCTTTGAGCTCGTCGAACACGCTGCGCTGCTTCTCTTCGACCGGCTCAGCTGCGCGACGACGCGGCTGCTCAGCGGGGGCGTCGTATGCGACGAGCTCGTCAGCGGCGGGAGCTTCAGCGGTTCCGAATACTTCAGTCATGGGGGTAATTCCTTTGCTCAGTAACTCGCACCTGTTGCGAGCTCTTACCTTCGATACTCACCCAGCCGGGCATAGAAGTGTGGGACGGTCGCCGTGTTCGATACTGAGCGAAGATCGAACAGGCAACCGCCCCACACGTTGAGCCCCGCCGCGCGGACCCAGCATCAGCACGCGGCGGGAGTTTTTATCAGGCTGGGCCGCTCGTGGCGAATGTCAGCGTGATCTCAGCGACGTCAGACGACGCAGCGTCTGTGTCGGGCTCCTGCATGCCCTTCAGCAAGCAGTCAGGGTAAACGTCGGGCTTGCCGACCTTGACGCCGTTGCGATCGACGGCCTGCTTCGTGATCGTGAACGTGTCGATGCCGACGCTGCGACGCAGACGACGAACCCAATCCATGTCGAGCGACGGCGCGATTGTGCGCAGAATCTCGATGTCGTCGTGATCGACGGGACCGCCCATGATGTCGGGACGCTCAGCGCCGCCGTCCCAGTCCTTCGTTGTCTCAGCAGACGCAGCAGCGCCGCTGAACGTGCGCCAGTTGCCGGGGATACCAGCGACGGACACGATGAACTGCCGCTTAGTAGCCTTCTGTGTGTTAGCCATTTTTCAGCCCCTCTCAGACTGCTGCCGCGAGCGGCACCTTGATGATCTCAGCCTGAATCAGCTGAGCAGTTGGCGAGAGCCGCACAGTCACGGACACGAGCACAGTGTTGTTGCTCGCGCTCGTCACAGTGTTGATGCTCTCGTCGACTACCACGCGGTAGCCGGGGTCAATCTCTTCGCCGTCGATCGTCAGCGCATAGAAGCCGTTGCGCTTCGCGATCGGATCAACGACGCCGATGACAGCGCCTTCGACCTGCCCGAGCAAGTGCTTGCGACCGTCGAGCACGCTGAAGACGTACGGTTCAAGCGCAGCGTCGATCTGCAGCGCAAGGTTGTTGAGCGCGTCGCGTGCAGTCAGCAGCCCAAGGTTCTCGCGATCAGCAGACATCGACGCGTAACCGTAGAGACGCGTGTTCGTGCCAGTCGTGACGATGCCGTTGACGTAGCTGTTGCTCAGCAGGTTGTTGCCTGCGACGTCGAGCTGCACGTCAGTGCCAGTCGCCCAGCGCATGCGAGCAGTGTCACCTGCAGGCACCTTCCAGAAGCCGACGTCACGGTGCGCCTTAGCGCGCACAGCTGCCACGTAGCCTTCGGGGCCGACAGAACGAGTGCCTGCGCCGTCAGGGATGATCACAGACGGCCAGAAGATGCCAGCTGCGTCATTGTTGCTCGTCGCAGTAAGAGCGGCTGCAGACGCGACAGCTTCAGCCTGCGTGGTGCCGACGCCGGGCGACAGGATCGCGATCTTGTTGTTCGCTTTCGCGTGAGCTGCGAGCAGCGCGCCGATCGTCGCGACAGTGTAGCCGGGAGCTGCGACAGCGCCGCCCTCTGCCAGCGTGCCTGCATTTTCGAGAGCGGCTACGACGACAGCGGCAGTGACAGACGCACGATCGTCAGTGCCAGCAGTCAGAGCAGTCGGTGCCAACACTGCAGGGTTGTTCGCGGGAGCTGCAGAAGCAGAGCCGAGAGACGTGATCTTCACGTACGGGTTAGTCGCAGCAGCAGAGACGACATCGAGCGGCGACGTCATGCCAGTGAAGCGCGAGATGACAGTCGAGCCCTCGCTGATGATCAGCTCGAACGTTGCGCCGCTGACCTTGACTTCAGTAGTCATGGCAGAGCTCGACGCGCCGGGATTGATCGCTTCGATCTTCAGCGTGTTGACAGCGAGCGTGTCTTTCAGCGTCAGCGAGCCCTTCGTTGCTGCAGGGCCGACGACGCGAGTGACGACGAGCTCGCTGCCGCCCTCTTCGAAAAAGAGCCGCGCAGTGTCGAACATCGCAGTGTTGTACGACGTGCGATCACCGAACGTCGCAAGGAACTGCGCGAGCGAGCGCACGATCACAGCCTTGCCAGTCGGACCCTTCGCAGTCAGTCCCGCAATGTGAAAGCGGCCCGAGCGAACGCCGGGATTGCTGGGGCCGGATCGCAGGGAGGTTGTTACTTCTACACCGATAGCCATGATCAGTCTCCGTTTTTCTCATCGACGCCGGGCTGACGCGATGCTCGTGTTTTCCTGGCCGGGGCCTGTTCCTCTTCAGGCTCAGGCTGTTCGACGATGACGATGCTGCCGTTGTCGATCAGTCGATACGTGATCGCGTCGATCTCGATGTCGGCAGTCTCACCGCCGCCGACGATGTGCCCGGCTTGGTCGACGACAAGCGCGTGAGCCATTGCGTTGTGAATGGTCGTTGCTTTACTCATGACTTCACTCTGATGCCTTTCGTGCCTTGCGTGTGGGACGGTCGCAGTGTCGCGCCTTTTAGACGTCGATATTCCACTCAGGCAGCGGAGTCTTCGGCATGTGCACATGCGTCTCGTGCTCGATCTCAACTTCGACGTCGACGAGCGGCGACTCGACGCGCTCTTCGCTGACGATCTGCACGTCGATGTAACCGCCGCCGATGAACTTGTTGCCGTCAGGGACTTTACCGATCGCGCTGTACGACTCTTGAATCGTGCGCGGCTCGATGCTCAGGTTCTCGACGCCTTCGAGAATGCTCTTGCGCGCAAGCAGGCACTCGCGAGCTGCGAGCATGTAGCGCTTCGTGCGCAGGCTCGTGCTCTTGTAGTCGTCGCCGCGCGCGTAGATGTAGACCTGCACGTTGTAGACGAAGCTGTACTCGTCGAACGTGCCTGACTGATCAGTCTGTTTATTGTCCTGCCGCCCTGACGTGTTGACAGGCACGACGAAGAGCGCCGGGTACTCGTCGAGACTCATGATGTCGAGCTCGTCAGGCTCAATCAGCGCGAAGTCAGGCAGCTGCGTCAAAGTAGCGCCGTAGCGTGCGCGCAGCATATTCAGACGCGCAGGCATCATCTCGCGCAGCTGGCGCACAAGCGCGCGCGTGACAGCTTCAGAGCCGAGCATTTAGACAGTCCCTTCGACGATCCAGCGCTGCAGAATCTTCGCGAACTCGCGAACGTCTGAGCGTCGGACGCTTCCAATAATCGGACGGGCAGGCATGATAGGCGTGCCCTTTTGGTGATAGTGCGCGTACGGCAGATCGGTGCCGACGACGAAGCCTTTGTCGTACGTTTCGAAGATGCCTTTGCCCGGCACTGTCATGCCCTCGCGCAGATCGCCGTCGAACACAAGGATCGGGCGACCGGGGCGCTTGCGCTCTTTGTATCGCGCGTACGGCGGCGACAGCGGAGCCCACCGGCCCCCAGTTTCCGGTGTGCCCTGCTGCGTGAATTGCCGCTTGTTGACGACGCTGACTTGAAACGTCGCCATTGCCTTGAAAGCAGGCTCAGTGTCGTCGATGCGGTCGCTGAAGCGATCGAGCACCATCGTGAACGGCTTGAAGCCGTCACCACTGAAGCGGACAGTCGTCATGACTTACCAGCGCTGCTCGTCAGGGAACATCACAGGCGGAAAGTTGCCGCTCGCTGCACTGCGCAGCTTCGCAGGTAGCACGACTGTGTCATCTCCGTCTTTGATGACGCCGTCGAGCTGGGCCGCGAGATCGTCAAGCCCGTCTTCGAAGCGCTTCCAGAGCAGGCCGCTAAGCGTCGTGTCGTCGTTGAGCCCAGCATTCGACGGGAACGCTGCAGCGACGAGATAGTGCGCTGCGCCGTTCACGACGACGTCATGGCACGCTCGTGCTATAACAGCCGCCGTCGCAGTGTCAGGGATCAGACGCGGCAGACGCAGCAAGCGCAGCTCGACGCGCCCAGAGACGTCAGTGATGAACCGATCGACGTCAGCGCGCGACACCTTGCCCTTTGCCGTCTCGCCAAAGACGTCATCAGCAGGCGTCGGCTCAGTCGTCGAACCGTCGTATAACCCGATGTGGGGAGCGAGCGCAGACACTTCGTCTACGGTCACTCCCCACTTCTGAGGATCAGCCATGTGATCTCTTAGCCCTCAATCTCGCGAAGTCCGCCGATGTTGACGCCGCGCTTCAGCACCTTGTCGCTGACCTTGATGACGTCGCCCTTGCGAGCGACGTGCGTCAGGTTCTCAGGCAACTTGATGCGGAAGTAATCGAAGAGTACGACAGCGACCTTGTCGCCGCCAGCGTCGACAGCGTTGCTCACGTCGAGCTTCGCTTCCTCGACGACTTCGTCTTCGGTCTTGTCTTCGCCAGTGACGAACTTCTGCAGCTCAGCTGCGCGAGCTTCGTCTTCGGCTTTCAGCTTCTGCACGTCCTCGTCTGAGGGCGGGTCCTGCACATTGTCGTCGCCGCTCTCAGTTGGGACGCCCTTGCCTGCTTCTGCGTCTTCAGCTTTGAGCGCTTCGACGTCAGCGTCAGCTGGCACGTCAGCCGCCTTGCTGACGTCTGCGAAGTCCGCAAGGGTCTTCGCAGGCGTCAGATCAGCTTCGAGCGTGCCAGCGTCAGCAGCAGGCCGCGCAGCGCTTCGCGTAGTGCGTGTGTTGCGTGCAGCCATGTTCGATTACTCCTTGATGCCGGTGATGATCAGAGCGGACTCAGGCTCGTCGATGACGGGCACGCTCCACTTGTCAGCAAGTACGTGATCGCGCTTGCGGGTGCCTTCGCGAACGACCTCGACGCCGTACGGTTTCTCGACGACGTTCGTGCCGGTCATCTTCGTTTCGAGCAGGATGACCTCGAAGTCAGACGCGAACTCGTTCACGACCCAGTTGATGTTGAGCAGACCGCTCAGCGTCGGGTTGTAAACGGGATTGAGCGCCTTGTTCTCGCGCGGCAGCAGCGAGTCGAGCTCCGGCAGAAGCAAGAGCTCAGTCGCAGTGTTGGGCGAGATGATCGCAGTGTTGGGCGAGTAGCCCAAGCCGAGACGCTGCACGCCTGCGACGTTGCGCAGAATGTCTTCGCGCCATGCACGCGGAGTCGTCCACACGTCGGTCGCGTTCACGGTCGGAACCGCGCCACGGAAAGCAGCAAGGCAGCGGTAAGCGTCCTGACGCAGCAGAGCGTTGCGCACCTTCAGGTTGCCCTTCGTGATCACGCTCAGCTGGTTGCGAGAGCGAGCTTCGTCAGTAACGACGTAGCCAGCGCCGAACTTCGTCGAGAGCGCCATTTCTGCGCCCTCTTCATCGACGTCGACGTACGGGAACTCAGCGCCCGGTTCGATCTGCTCGACGTCGCCCCGGCTGGGGTAGATGTCGGACTGCTTGGCGCGGTTGAAAATGACGACGCCAGATTCAGTCGTGCCCGGTCGGAACAGCTCGTCAGACAGGAAGTTCTGCGACGGCGTGATGATGCGCTTCTGCAGAACAGTCGGCGCTTTGAGAAGCGCGTTGACAGTCAGCTGCGGCTTGTTGGGATCAACCGCGTGCGCTTCAGAGGGGTAAGTCAGCATTTTTCTTCGTCCCTTTCAGACTCAGAGAGACAGCGCTACGGCTGCGTCAGTGTTGATCGGCGCGTCGCCGTGTGCGTCGCCGTATGCGACGGCGGGAGCCGCGCCTACCTTGACGGCCTTGCCGTTGGCACCGACAGCGATCGCATCGCCTGCAGCGATAGCAGCGCCAGCAGTGACAGAGATGACGCCGACGCGGATGACAGTAAAGCCTTCCTTGTCAGCAGCGTCCCACGCGGCTACGCCGTAGGGACGTTCGCCAGCGCCGCAAGTCGACACCTTTGGACGCTGATCACGGCCACCGGCAACGAGCTTGACAAACGTCTTGCCCGAGACAGCACCGACAGCTTCGCAAGTGATCGCGTCAGCAGAGCTGAAGTATTCGAAAGCCTGATTTGCTTTACCGAACATTGGTTTTTCTCCTAATTCCTGTTAGCTGATCGCTCGCGCGCTCAGATGCCGTTTTCTTCGGCCAGCTTCAGCAGCGCATCTTCGGCGTCCTGCGTTGTCTTCGAAGCAGCGGGATCGCCGCCGCCCAGCTCGACAGTGCTGAAGCGCGGCTGCAGCGAGTCGATCAGTGCCTTCGTGCCGTTGAGATCGCGCTTCAGCGACTCTTCCCAAGCCTTCTGCTCAGCCGGTGTGATGCGACCGGACGAGAGAGCGAGAGTAATGACGTCCTGACGCTGACGCTCGTCTTCGCGAGCCTGCAGCGTTGCGAGGTTCGTCTGCATCTCGCTCAGCATGACCTCAGACACCTGCACGACGCCGGGAGCGCCGAGCACGGCAGTGCCTGCAGCGGGAGCGCCAGCAGCCGGTGCGGCAGCGGGAGCAGCAGCAGGTGCAGCAGCAGGTGCAGCGCCCTCAGCCGGTGCAGCAGCGCCAGCAGCGGGAGCAGCGGCGGGAGCTGCGGGAGTCTGCTCGCCAGCGGCGGGAGCTGCAGCAGCAGGCGTGATCGTCGCAGCTTCGAGCGCTGCAGTTACCTGCTCGTCAGTCGCGTCTGCAGCCAGACCGAGCTTAGTTTTCAGTGCTTCAGTGATGACCACTTCTGCAGTCCTTTCGTTGGTTCGTGCAGCTCCCGCTTCGGGAGCTTCAGCACTTTCAGACTCGCTGTTATCGGGCGTGCCTTGTGGGACGTCTGCCGTGTCGTCAAAAGAGAGCTCGATCGTTTCTTCGATCTGCGACTCGCCAGAGCTCGCGTAAAGCTCTGCGATGTCTTCGAGCCCCTTGACTGCAGGGGCCTTCGCGCCGAGCAGCGAGAGCGCAGTCAGTGACGCTGCGTAGCTCTTCCCGCTGGGAGTCGTGACGCCGAGAGACATCTCGACTGAGCGACGACGATATGCGCGCGGAATGATGCTCGCGATCTTCGACGGGATATGCGCGAGATCGCCAATGAGTGTTTGCTTGTCGGCTGAGAGTCGAAGATTCTCGACCCAGCCAGCGGCAGGGTGAGCGTCGCCCAGCACGAGCGCGCCCTCGTGACCGATCTTGATCGGGCCACGATCGACCTGACGGTCTGCATATGCGGCGACTGCGCCTTCGAGATGCGCCTGAGTGACCTTGGCGCGGCCCTTTCCAGACAGCCAGTTGCCGACCTTCACTAGTTCGACGCCCTTGAATGTCGTCGTTGCTGGTTTCGTCATGAGTCAACTCTGACGTGCCGCGCGGCCCCGTTGTGGGATGACACGATCGAACAAGCCTGCTGGGTGGTTGCGCGATCTCGATCTATCTGTCCATACTTGTTCTAATAGTTCGAACAACGAGAGAAGAGAAGAAAATGAACGTACAGATGAACATCAGCATCGTTTCGACCGACATCATGGCAGTCAAGGTAGGCGACCAGATCAGCGTCCCCGCGAACCCTTGCGACATTCTCGCAACAGTGACCCGCGCAGCTCACGACGCAGGCTGCGACAAGTACGTGCGACTGATCGCAGTCGACGGCAGCGGCGAAGAGCACGAGATCGTCGAATGGAAGTTCGACACCCTGATCAAGGTTTTCAAGCTCGTCTAATCGCAGACACAAAAAGACCCTCACGCTTAGTAGCGTGAGGGTCTTTTCGCGTCCACCCAGAACAACCGAAAGGAGAGTCCACTTCCTCGACGAGAAGAATGTACCACGAGAATTACATGCGTGTCATTCTGATTTCTCGACGGGCCGCGTCTTGTCGATCTTGTCGATGTCGATCTGATCCATCTGCGAGCCGATACGCAGCTCTCCGCTCGTCTTGCTCACCCAGTAGAACGTGTCGTCGTACGACGCATATTCGTGATTCTGATCGACGAGCCATTCCCGCGCGCCCGGCACGGCAACGAAGTCGTCGTCGTCTTCGAGCTCGATCAGCACATAGAACGTCCCTCGACGTTCGTCCCAATCCTTGCCCAGCTCAGCTGCGGCTTTTTCAACTGCTTGCTCGCGTGTGAGCACTAGCTTTTCCTCCCTGCTGTTTCAACTGCTGCGGCCACTCTATCTGTAGGGATCAGATCGTCAACACGCACAGCACGAGTCATATCGTTCCTGACGCGCCCGAAGTGTCGCTCGCCGTTCGGATCGTTCGGCGTCTGCGGCTCGATATACATGAGCTTGCCGTCAACCTTCTCCCAGCTGAAGACGTGACCGCCGCCAGCTTTCCACTGCACCATAATGAAGCCGCGAGCGCCGTCAGGGTAGTCTGCAGCCCACGCGTCCATGCCGCGCTTGCCGCCCGCAACGAACTCAGTCGACGGAGTCCAGCCCTCTTCTGATTTCCACCACTCGTCGACAAACTCGCGATCCATGCGGCCCTTCTGCGTGATCTTCGCAGCCTGCACGTCATAGCCGCGACGTCGCATCTCGAAAGCAGTGACAGCGTTCGAGCAGTTGCTCGTGTAGCCGAAGCCGCCGACGTCGACCTTTTTGTGCAGCGGGTTTACCAGCTTCGCTTCGTCGAGCAGCCCGGCTGCGCGAGCGAGTTTCTTCGCAGCTGTGCGCTTCGCGGCAGGCAGATGCTTGATGACCTCTTCGTCGAGCGTGCGCGGCTTCACGACGTTCGACGTTTTCTTCGGCAGCTCTTTCAGCGTCATGAAGCGCTGACGCCCGTCAGGATCAACAGGGCGCAGCGGCGGCACAGTCGGCCCGTCAGGAATCTCAGGCGATGGCAGCGTGTCACTCTTCGTCTTGCGCGGAGCTCGCGGCTTTTTCGGCGCGACGGGAGCGGGAGCGATCGCAGGCGCAGGCGGCTCGATCGGCTTCTCAGGCGGGTCGCCGTAGATCATCACGAGCGTGCCCCTGCAGCGAGCGCCGCCCTTGCATGCGCCGTAACCGCCTGCTTCGTACTCGACGCGTGCCTGCGCGAGCGTCGCGTACTCTTTGCCGTCGACGAGCTCGCAAGGTCGGCACGTGCGCCCGTCCATCAACTCAGACGCCCAGATTTCTTCGGGCTCAAACTCAGCAGCCTGATCGTATCGCCCGGCCCCGCGAGCTGCGTGCACTGCTTGCGACGCGTTGTCCAGTGCGCCTGCAGGGTCGATGCCGTCGACGATCGTCTCGACGTCTGCGCGCTGCACGACGGGCTTCATGAGAGTCGCAGGACTCAGGAGCTCGCGCATCAGCACAGTCGTGACGCGCTGCCAGAAGTACGCACTGACGCCAGCGCTGAGCGTGTCGAAGATGCTCGTCGGCGTGTCAGCGAATTTCAGCCGCTCGTCGGGCAGCTTGTCGACGTCAGAGCCTTGACGGCGCGCTTCGTCGATGACCATCTCAGCTGACTTGCGATAGACGTCGCGCAGCAGCCTGCTCATGCTCACGCTGACGTCGTACTGCGCGCGCTGCACACGATCAGGCTGCACCTGCATTAGTGTCGTGAGCTTGTCAGCGAGCTCTTGCGGCCTGACTGCGTCGCTCGTGAACAGCTCGTCGAGCAGCGCGTCATTCACTTCAGCGCGCAACGGGATAAGCAGCGTAGCCGCGTCACTCTCAGCCGTGCGCTCCATATCGTCGATGTCGCCAAAGCGCACGCGAGCGCGCTTCTCGTTCGACGTCAGCGGGCGCACAGCAGTCTTCGTCGAGAGTCCCGCATCTGACTCAGCAAGCACGAGCTCACGCTCGATCGTCAAGTGCAGCAGCTCGTCAGACAAGCTCGTGCACAGATCGCACATTTAGCGGCCCCCGGTGCGCAGTTCGATGATCTGACGCATCATGCTCTTCAGCTCGTCGTCGTGCCCTGACAGCTGCACAGGCGGCGCAGCAGGCGCGGGAGCGGCAGGAGCAGCTGCAGGCTCTGCGACAGCGTCAGCAGCGACGGGAGCGCCCGGCGCAGCGACGACAGGCGCAGGCTTCTCGCGAGCAGTCGACTTGTCCCGCTCAGGCAGTCCCTCGACGCGTCGCATGTAGTCTTCGAGCTTGTCGTCGACAGTGATGACGCCAGCGTCGACGAGCTCCTTCAGCGACGCTGTCGTGATCTTTTTGTTCTCCGACATGTTGCCCGGCACGAGCGCAGGATACGGCTCGTCAGGGCCAAAGTTGAGCTCAACAAGATCGCGGATGACGTGCTCAGTGAACACTGCGGCCAGCTCGTCAGCGATCGCCTGCAGAGACGCTGTGAAGATGTCGACGAACGTCTCGCCCAGTGAGCGCGCGCCTGCGTCATGGCCCAGTGTCAGGAACATCGCGAGAGCCGAGCCTGCGATCTTCTCGTCGTTGTACTTGATGACCGGCAGCGGGTCATACGTCGAGCCGGTGACGCCGAGCAGCTGCACGTCAGTGCCGATCGGCGCAGCGATCGAAGCGCGAGCGCCAGCCCTGAAGTCAGCGCCGATGCCCTCGGCTTCCTCCTGACTCATGACCTCGCGATCGTACTTGACGAAGGGCACGCCCATGCCGTTGCGCTCAGTGATCTGCGCGACGAGTCGCAGCAGCTTGTCGTTGATCAGATAGTGCTTGTACGCCTGACGCAGAATGCTGCGGCCAGTCCAGTCAGCGCCCTCTTTGTCGAGCACGTACATGACAAGGTTCTCGACGCCGATAAACTGCGGGTCTTCGAAGCCGCGCTCGACCATCGGTTCCTGCGTGATGCCCGTCAGTCCGCCGTCACGCCCGACGTGAATCTGCTTGATCGTGCGCGGCAGTCGCGGGGCCAGCTTGCGCAGGTACAGCACGTAATCCTGATCGAAGTCCTGACGCAGATCATCGCTGATGTCAGCGACGTCATAGACCTGCTCGAATGCCATGAAGCCGAACGGCAGCATCAGACATGCCTGCTGCAGGTGCTCCTGCAGGACGATGCCCTGACGACGTCGACGAGCCAGAGACTCACCCGGCTTCGCGAGTCCGATGTTCTGCTCGACGAACTTCACGACGCGCTTGTTGACGCCCTTGTCGTCGAGACGCCAGTTCGCGCCCTTGATCGGCAGAATCGCAGCTTTCAGAAGCGAGCCGATCTGACCCTCAGTCGTGCGCATGTTGTCGAACACTTCGATGCTCTGCGGAAACTTCAGATCGAGATTGCGCTCTAGCGGGTCGACGACGTAATCGCTGTTAGATGCGCCGCCGCGACGAAACCACCGCTCAGGATTTACTGCGATGCCGCCCGGTGTGCCCTGCTCTGCGTTGATCTCTACCATGCCTTCAATCATGCCTTTCTGTGCTGCGCTGTTGTGGGACGACAGCGTCAGAAGCTCGCTGTCGCCAGCGACGCTGTGTGTGCTCGTGCAGACGCTTGCGCGCGTGCTGCTTCCATTGCTGACGCCTTGCGCACGTAGGGCTTGCCCACGAGCTCTTGCGCGAGATAGCGCAGCGCGTCAGGCGCGTGATCTTCTGCGTGAGTGTCGACGTCTTCAGGGTTTTTGTCGTCACGCGGCAACGCTTCGAGCGTGCGGATCAGCTCAGTGCATGTGTCGTATATCAGCAGACGCGGAAAGCCGTCTTCCTCGCGCACTCTGATCTGCTCGTCGAGCAACGCCCAGCCGCCGATGCGATCGTTGCGTGCTTTTTTGACACTGTTGCCGAACTCTTGCCGGTACGCTGCAGCGATCGAACCGGGCGGCGGAATGTTCGGGTCTTTGCTCTTAGGCACGCCCGGCTGATTCACGCTGCGAGCCCACATAGACGGGTCAAGCGCGAGCGTGATCGGCCGCTCAGGTCGACGCTCGTCAGGCGCTTCGCTGTCTTTGATCAGCTGCGCCTGCTGCTTCGGCGTCAGCCCTGCTTTATAGAGCTCGCGATACACGACGATCAGATTGTCGTGCAGCTTCGCGCCCCAGATCGCAGCGAACGGCGCAGACGAGCCATAGTCAATCCCGATCGCACGCGGGTGCCCGACGTGACTGATCGGCAGCTCTTCAGGCTTGATGACGTGAATGTTGCGCGAGAAGTCAGGGAACCGCACGCCGTCGAGCACATTCCAGTCGCCGTCGCGATACGCCTTGCGCAGGTTCTCGCTCATGGCGTTGAGCTTGTTGTTGTAGCCGTCATCGAGCGACGGGTTGTCTGATGCCTTCGCAGGGATGAAGCAGCGCGTCGGCGGGTCCGGCTCATTCTTCGTCGGCTTGTCGCGCCACACCTTGTACGGCGGGGCCGGGTCGATGAACGTCTTTTTCACCCAGTGATGACCGACGCCGCCCGGGTTTGCTGTCAGAATCATGCGCGGTCGACGCCCAGCTGCCTTGAACAGCTCAGCAACTTTGCCGCCAGCGCGCACGCGTGAACGCATGTAGTCAAACATCGACTCTAGGAACAGCGTCGCTTCCTCGAAGATGACGAGCTGGTACTCAGCGCCTTGGTACTTGAATAGATCGTCTTTGCGCTGCAGGTGGCCCATTTCGAGCACGCTGCCATTCTTGAACCGAAACGCGTGCTCGCGTGCGTTGTACTTCGCGATTGACGTCGGAATCTCTTTTTTGAGCTCTTCGATCACCGAGCGTTCAAGGTCGGGGAACGTGCGACGAAAGATGATGCCGCGCATGCCGGGAAACTGCAGGCAGTCGAGCACTGCAGCCGCGCGCGCAAACTTCGACTTGCCGCCGCCAGCCGCGCCGCCGTACAGCAGCTCGTCGACGAACGTATGGTGCGCGATCGTCTGCGGCCCGGCATGCGGGTCGTAATCGTACGTGATGCAGTTTGCTGTCACTTCTGGCGCTCGACGTCCATCTCAGGCTCAGCCATGCCCTCAGTCGACTGCAGCGCAGCGCTGAAGATCACTTGCATCGGGCCGCTCGCTTCGATCTTCGTCGGCTCGTACAGCCCGAGAAGCTTCGCGCGCTGGTCGCTGACTTTGAGCGCAGAGTTGATCGCCTGCACGTCGCCGCGCAGCACGCGCGGCCCCAGCGCTTTCAGATAGCCGTTGAGTCGCAGCAGCTCTTCTGTGAGGGCTTCCTCTGCAGGCTCGCGGACGACCTCTTGAATGTGCTTGCGGATCGTCTTGTACGCGTTGCCGCGATCGCCGTTGAACAGCGTCCCGCCCGGCCCGTTCGGCCACTTCGCATCTGCGATCTCTTGGTACGTCAGGCCCATCTTGAACAGCTCTAGCGCTCGTGCGTCCCGCTTTGCGAGATCGAGCGTACGGGCGGACATTTTGCGCGGCACTTGTTTGAACCCTTTCGACAA